TTAATTTTAAATTATAATATTTTAAAAATTCTTTTATAGGTTTCACCCAAGGTTTTGTATCTGCTATTAATGCCTTTTGCTTTGATATCTCATCCTTGAAGTATTCAACTACTTTTTCTTTATATTCTTCTTTTTTATAATTTTTATCACAAGCCATTTTTAACACAAATATATACATACCAATTATATCACGAATTTTATCCCATTTCTTATGATAATTGGCTCCACCCATGTATCGAAATTCAACATAGCCACTTTGTAATTTTCCAGGATTAATACCATATTCTTTTGTTAAAGTAGTTTTTAATCCAGAAATTATTTCAGTTTCTAAAGCTTTTTCAACACTCTTTAAATTTAAAGAAGTAACTTTTTCTTTGTTATTTAGAATACTTTTTAAAAGTTCTTTAATTGGACCACCAAATATACTTCTTGCTTCTTTATTAAAAACTGAATACACCATGTCTTCATCTATAAAGAACATTAATTTTAACGGGTTAATCTTCTTTGAAATGTTCTTAATAGAAATTCCAACATGAAATCCACATTCATCAGTAGTAATTCCTACTTTATTGATCACATTAAAAACATTGGGACATATTTTTAAGAAGTCTTGCAAGGTCAAAGGTGGACTAATTAATTCAGCACCTGTTTTTTCAGGTAAAGATACATCACGTTCTAATTTCCAACCACTCACATTTTCATGAGTATGAGATTCACCTTCTAACCAAGGATCTATGTTAATAGAAGATTTTGTAGCTTTTTCTAAAGATTTCAATATTTCGGTATTTATTTTTCTTGGTTCTGATGAAACATTTTCATCATTGAAAATAAATTCAAATTCTGCACCTATTGAAATATCTTTTGATCCTAAGGCTTCTTCTATTTCAGATTGGTCTACTTGAGCAGAAATTTTATGAAAATTTTTCATTTTATTTTTCCTTTATGGTTCGAACGCCTTTTTTTATGAAAAGCACTACTCGTCGTAGTTTTTCTATATTCCTCAAGTGTAAACCACGAACCTTTTTCTCTTCTTAATAAATATATCTCTTCGGGTTTAAATTTAAAATCTTTTTTAATATTCTTAACAATAATTTCTTTTTCTTCTTTGACTATAGTAGTTCCAATACCTACTGCGTATACGGCGGGAAGCACAGCTAACATGATCTCGTCCTTTGAAAAAGTTCTCTTTAACATTACCAATATTCGCGAATTATTTTTATATATATCAGGATGAATACTACTCCCAAACTTATGAGCTGCCTCTTCATCATATGTCCAACTACTATATAAACGATTTCGTAATACTAAATGAGACTTTTTCCCTTCAACTACTTTATCAAGAAGACTTTTATTAACCATTACACAACGATACAAAATATTTGAAGGAGATCGTTTGCATTCTTCGGGAAGATACTTTGTGAGATGCTCTAATCTTTCTGCATGTTTTATAGCCTGTTTATAATTATCTGCATATAACCAACCTTCCAATTCACTTTTAATCTCAAATTGGTGGGCTATAATTTTAGCTTCTGGTAAAAACCCACGCTCTAATATTTCAGGAGTTATTTTTTCATGAGCAAGAAATAAAGACATTAAAAGACTACTAACTTCATCATAATTGGTTATTAAAGATTGTAATTTTTTATTAAAATTAATTTCAACCATTAAGGTATGTCTACCTATTGTTTTAATTTCAACTACCATTGGTTCAAAAGTTTTTGAAATATCAATTAACTCTCGAAAAGATTCAGAATTTTGATATGAAAATGTCCATATATCAGTTTTATAACTCGCCCAGTATTTCCAGTAATCAAGATCGTTTAGAGAAGGTAGATTTCTTTCAGCCAATGTATCATGAATATAAGACATTACTTTATTCATAGTATTTATTAACTTTTGAAATGTTTTAGGTGTTTCTTCGTATTTCATTTTATAAGTCCTGCTTTTTCTTTAAAGCTTCCATTTTCTTGGTTGGATACTACAAAAATAAAAAAAGAAAATATATTAATATTGTAGGGTATTAACTGCCTCTCTTTTGTTGAAAACGTTATATACTCTTTTCCAAGATCTACCCATTTTAATATCTTCTATTTTTATACCATACATTTTAGAAATATCACTATTTTTGATATTTAATTTTAAAAGCATATGAATTTGATGCACTTGTCGTTCAGTTAATTTTGCATTTGGGTTATTTTCACCCCGTTGCTTTTCACACATTTTTTCTTTGCTCTCTAATGAATGCTTTCTACCCGTATTAAATTCCGATAATTTTCTTTTCGCTTCTTCGGAAAGCTTTAAACCTTTATTAGGTGAAGGTCTACCTTTACAAGACTCCGATATCTTTCTTCTATGTGCATCTGAAAACGTTTTTCCCTTATGAGATTTAGATAGTTTCTGCCTGGTCTCTTCAGTATGATGCTTGCCTAACATAGAACCTTTTCCAAACATAGGATTATTTTTACCTTTATTTAATAGGGATAATTTTCGTTTAGTTTCTTCTGAAACTATTCGATTATGACTCGCTAATCCTATCTTTTGTTTAGTTTCTTCAGATAATTTTCGACCTTTATTAGATAATGATATTTTTTGTACAGTCTCAAAAGAATGATGTTTTCCCAATCTTGACTGTTTTCCGAACATTGGATTTTTTTCGCCCGCCATTTTTCCTTTAAGCGCACTTGATATTTTTTGCTTTGTTTTTTCGGAAGCTTTTCTACCCTTTAAAGTATTTGCAATTTTCTTTTTTGTTTCTTCCGAAGGATCAATTAAACCATCTCCTCCATCGGTTAAATTTGTTAAAGGTCCTTTTTTTAGGTCAAAACGGCCGATTTTTGTTATTAAATTTTTCTCAAGATTTAGGGCTTCTTGTTCTAAAAGATTGTCCCTAAAAATCAGGATATGCTTTTCTATATCAAAATTTGTAAAACCTTCTTTAAGAAATTTTTGCAGTTTATTTTTAAAATGTGCATTAACTTTTGAACGTTTTAAATGGTCTAAATACCTTTTACCTTGGCCTTTACCCACGTAAAGGGGTTCATAAAGAAAACATACATCTTCATAACAATAATAACCACTCTTTCTCGGATCTAAATAAATATAAGTATAAAATCTATTTTTCATATTTAACTCTCCTCTATTATGAAAATAAATAGGAAGAAATATGAAATTTTGAAAAGTAAATTAAACCATTGAAATTAATAACGTAATTAACATGTCAGCCCGTTGGAAATTGCTCATCAGGTAGGTCTATTGAACCTGCTGGATCATCAGGAGGTGAAGGAGTTTGAGGACTTGCAGGTGCGCCTGCTCCCACAACATGAGCAATCTGACTAGCCATAGTAGTATGTATAGCAGCAGCTTCAGTAATAGAGGCACCAGCATCGATCTTTAAAGCAGCACCTGCTGCTATATTTAACGCAGCTCCGCTTGTAATACCTATCATTGCTATTCCATCTAAAGTGGTTGTTTGTGTTTTGATTGCTAATGTTTGACAATCAATTTCACATGTACCCCCAACCTTTAATGTGTAATTACCTTTGATATCAACCTCAGCATTACCTTCTATTGTAATTTTCTGGTCATTTTTTGCTTTTATTCTTATACTACTATCGGTATCCAAACAAATAAAATTACCTTTATTATCTTTTATAACAACTTTTTCACTTCCTGTAGTACTATCGATATAAACATCATGTCCTGATGCTCCGTGGATCCTAACTAATTCTTTATCTTTTTCAGCACTTAATTTTATAAATTGTGCACTTGGATTTCCATTTTTTCGACTTGCATCTATAATTCTTATATAAGCTTTACCATCTTTGCAATACGTGCTTGGGTCAAAAGCACTTTGTGATGGATCATTCTGATTTCTCGCGGAACGTGTACCTCGTTGTGCTGCATTACCCTCATTATTACTTTCATTTACCGGAGTATACATTTCAAGGATTTGACCTAATCTATCAATAATCATCAAAACTTCAGCTTGATCAGTATCTTTCGCTAATATTGTAGCTCCCTTAGGTGATTTCGCAATAACACGAATTTGAGTATCCTTTAAATCTTCTTGTGTTTCTTTAGGCGTAGTGAGCCCAGCCTCCTGCATCCAAGTTCCCATAGAAATAGAAATTGAAGGATCCGGAACATTCCAACTTGAAATAGTATTTATTTCTTGTTGTTTTTCTGGAATATATGGCCAAGTACCCAACCAAACAGGATAATTAGGATCTGCTTGTTCAAACATTATCCATACACTGGTTCCAATTAAAGGAATATCAAATTCTCCAGTATCTGATACACCACCAGTACGAAAACAAGGCCAAGCCCAAGGTAAGGCCTCTACGCTAACTCCTGTTCCTGTTTTACTTTGTTCATTAGGAGAATTAAGATAATCTGCGCCCCCTACTGCAGCGCCGTGTATAGAGGGAACTCTAACTTTTATTCGCCCTAAACCCTTCGGATCAATATTATATTCGCATACCCCCCGCCAAAGGCCTACTGCTTTTTTAAGCGAGCCATATTCATCTCTTTTTAACTCATAAATTTGTGAGGGCTTCATGATTCGAAAGTCTCCTACTTTATGAAAAATTAAGCATTTTCAACGGGTTAACTACTAACCCTCTAAGATGCCTAATGCCCATTCACATTTTTTTATCTTGATCATTTTTCCAAGCTCGAATTTTGAGATTTTCAAGTCCGTCTTCATCATAATCATAATCTTTTGCTTCTATTTTTTGTACCAATTTTTTCAGGCCTCTCTCTCTTTTAAACTTTTAATTAATTTGTTCATGATATTTCTCCTTCCACTACTTACCTTCTAATTTGCTTTTTAACCACCAAGGCCCTTTTTGGCCCGATTTTAATTTTGGACTATATTCAATTTTTTTAGCGAGTGATCCACAAAAAGCTCCAGGATTATCTATTTTACCTGTCATTTTTTTAATACATTGAGTTATCCTGTGTTTTCTATCTCCTGTTAAACTATTCCAAAATTTCTTGATAGATTCCATAGTCCAACCCCTTGGCATCTTACCCCATCCTGCTGCATTAACTTGTTTAGGGATTGTAATTTTGAATCCCAAAACTTTAGCAACTTTTATAGCTAATCTGCTATCTTTCTGATACAACGCTTTTATTTCTCTTGCAATTCTTTGTTGTTCATTTTCTTTCATTGTAATTTTGAACCCTAAAGCTTTAGCAGCTTTTAATGCGAGAGCTTTGTCTCTTTTGTATAATTCTTTTATTTCCGCAATTACTTTTTGTGTTTTCATATTTTCTCCTTTTAAAATAAATAGACGAGTAATTGATTTTTTTAAATACCGCCTTGTCCTTGACCCGTAGGGGTACTTTCAAACCATTGATATAAATCAGGCAATGAAGTTCCTTGACCAATAGGGGGTACCCAATAAGGTAAAGATTGAGAAATTGTGTCCCAGTCTGAAAAGACCTGGCCATAGCCTTTTTGTTTTACATCTAAAGTTCCTTCTTTTTGTGCATTTTTCCACAACAACATACTCGAGGTAAAAGTTCCATTATTTATAGTATGTGTTACCCCTGCAACATAAAATCTACCGGAACAATAATGAGGTTTATTTTCTGCATCTAATACTAATACTCCAATATTAGTTCCAGGTGTTATATGGGGATCTCCTACAACTTCTAATTCGGCAGTAAAAAACATATTAAATCTCAAGAACCATCTTTGCAATGCCTCTAATTGTGCGGCGTCAGCTGTAAGAGCGGGTGTGTACAATGGTCTTCCTGTGCCCCCAACAGTTTCTATCACTTGGTCCGGAATAAAATCACCATTTACTATCTTAGCTGAAGTACTTTCCTTATTATCTACTATCACATCATATAATTCTCTTGTAAAAGGATTAAGACCAGTCACTCTTAAATTAAGAGCGCCCATACCTCTTTGTATTGCTCCGTCGCCAAGTTCAGGAGAAAATCGAATAACTTCACCTAAATAGTATTTATATACAATGTAGGTTTTAGTCGTGGGGGCATCTAAACCGGGGGGCCTAAAAAATAATTTATTTGATGTGGAGTCCAACCAACAACTAAAGCCTGATCTTTCATTGTCCTCTAACCTTGCATGTTTTATTAATACTTCATTAATAAAAGTCATATCAGGCATTCGGTATTGAATAAATTTTCTTGGATTATCATCTTCATCAGGTACTATTTTCGTTCGGGCTATCGAAGCTTCATCATAAAGCCAACCATGAGACTCCGCGATTGCTTCAACTATTTCGTGAATATATGTTTTATCACTCCAATCCCTACTTTTAGCTTCTTCATTTGCAATAATTGATTGGTCAAAACCTTCTATTGAAATTCTTACCCCATTAACTTCAAATGAAGGAGTATGCTTTTCAATAGTTGCTTTTCTCCACTGAGATTGGTGTCCTTTTGCCCATCCAAATCTAAATTTTAAATTATCTTTTTGTTTAATTAATAATTCTTCAAATTTCGACCATGTAGCATCAAAAACGTCTAATGTAAAAACATCGGCTTCAGTCGTTATAGTATTGTTGTAAGTAAAAGATATAAGATTTTCAGGTGGCACATTTTGAATTGTTGAATCATCTAAGAAACCAATTTGTATAAATGCAAAATCCGAAGGAGCCTTGGAAGGCTCTCCAAGTAATTCTTTAATATTACCTAAACTAGGATCTTGTTGTTCTATTCCTGGTGTAATCATAAAGATTTTCCTTGTGCCTTGCTACGTACCGCAAAAAAATGTAGTTTATAAGAGTTATCCAAAGGAAAAGATGAACCATCCCCAAAACTTAAACATTGTACCTTGGATGAATTTGCGACTTTAGTAGATGTCCAAGTTGTATATTCACCCCGTTCAAATTGAGACATATCCGGAAAAATTTTAGTATCTATGGTGGGCAATGATCCTTTTTTTACCAAAGTTAGAAGCTCATCCAAAGTGGGAAGTCTCCAATCCTTATAGTTATCTAACTTTAGTTTTTCACAATAACTTAAGGCCTCTTGCCATTTCATTTTTTTAAATATCCTTCTAACCCACATAAGATTTGTATGATTATCTATTACTGTATTATTTTTAATATTAAATCTTTCTTTCATTTTTTTATACATTTTATCATCAAGAAATTTTTTAAAGACTAAATCAGAGGCTGAAATCTTTAATACTTTATTATCAATTTTATATTCAACATAGTCCGTAATTTTATTCATGTCTTCCTGAAGACCGCTTAGATGAACGTATATAAAAGAAGAAGATCTTCGAATTTGTATAGTTTTTAAATTATAATATTTTAAAAACTCTTTTATAGGTTTCACCCAAGGTTTTGTATCTTCTATTAATACTTTTTGTTTTTCCACTTCACCCTTTAATAATTCAGATACTTTTTCCTTGTATTCTTCTTTTTTATAATCTTTATCACAAGCCATTTTCAATATGAATATATACATACCAATTATATCACGAATTTTATCCCATTTCTTGTGATAATCTTTCCCACCCATGTATCGAAATTCAACATAACCACTTTGTAATTTTCCGGGGTTAATTCCATAATCTTTTGTTAAGGTAATTGACAATTCAGATTGTAGACTAGCCTCTAAGGCTGTTTCTAATTTTGTTATATCTTTTATATTAATAGACTTTTCACGTAATGCATCTATTATTATTTCTTTAACTGGCCCCCCGTATATGCTTCGCGCTTCCTTATTAAAAACAGAGTATACTAAATTCTCATCGATAAAAAAGATTAATTTTAAAGGGTTAATCTTAGATATCTTTCGAGTAGAAATTCCAACATGAAAACCACAAGCATCTGTAGTTTTGCCCACTTTATCAATAGTTTCAAATACTTGCGGGTATATCTTTAAAAACTTCTGTAAAGGTAAAGGAGGACTAATTAATTCTGCTCCCCTTTCACCCCGCAAAGAATCTTCATATTCTAATTTCCAACCACTAATATCTTTATAGGTGTGCGCTTTTTTATTTAACCAAGGGCTTATATTTATAGGGGATTTTATGGCTTTTTCTAATTGCTCTATAGCCGAAGAGTCCAAATTTCTGGGTTTTAAAATATTTTCTTGGTTAAAGAAAAATTCCCATTCAGCTCCTATCAATACGTCTTTTGATAAAAGAGCTTTTTCGATATCCTCGGAAGTTGTTTGTGCTTTAATAAATTTCAATTTAATCATTTTTTTCTTTCTTTACACAGGTAACAAATCCAAATACCAAGTACTTGGACTTTGATCCCCTTTAACTATCCATCTTCTACCTTGTGGATCTGAATATATATTTCCTAGAACGATACCGATAAATGTTTGGCCATTCCAAATAGTTGGAAAACCCGCTGTGTTTAATTTCAATTGACCCCAAGGTATAGTCGGATTAGGGGCTCCTTTAGGGGCTACCACTTCAGGTGTTGGGGATATAAGTACAGGCGTGATCATGGCTCCAGGCATTGCTAGCAGAGGAGTAGTAATTGGCTGCTGATTCACATTATTGAAAGATCTAATGTCAGAAAATCCAAAGGGTATGGTATTTACTTCTTGTAAGGAAATATCCACTTCTGCAATAAAAGGTAATAAATTTTGATCGTAGGGAGATTTATAAGTTACATTTACAGAAGGAACTATGCATACACTTTTAATAAGAAGGCCCACTGATAGTAGCACCTTGTGAGGAGGCAATGTATAATCTGCTTTAGAATAATCAGGATACATTAACGACTGCAACCAACGAGTTTTTACTAATACAGAAACGGGACTATCTGTTATAAGTGCTACATTCGCGGGAGTTTCATCTTCCGTTGAAGCCGCAAATTTAGTTTGACCTATACCTGCAATAAACTTCAAGTGTAGACTAAATTCACGCGGTCCACTATTTATATAACCAAAAATAGGTTCAGATCTGCCAGGCACATCAATTTGAGCATAATTAGCCGCTTTAGTATCGCTTATTTCTTCAGGAATATATCCGAAATTTAATATTTCTCCATTTTCCATATCTTTTAAATAAGCGTTGTCTAGAGCTCTTTGCATATCTGACATATTATATTATATCTCCCTATATTTGATACTGGGCAATCAATGTGGCTAATTCATCTTTTTTAGGTTTGGGTAAAATCATACCCGTTCCTTGATTTTTTTGTGCATTTTTTTCAACTAAAGCCGTAAGTTTTTCAGTAGCCTTAGTTGATTCCTTAACAGCCGCTACCACCTCTTCTTGTACTATAAGTTTAGATGGCATTATAGCTACAGGAGGTTGAGGTTGGGGCACCTTTGCAGTTGGTTCAGGAGTTACTGTTCTCTCCATAGGAATATCCATAGCGACTTCCACAGTAGGAGGATACTTTCGTTGATAGGCTGCATAATAAGCATTAACTTTCTCAATATAATCTTTTGTTTCTTGTGGTAAAACTTTTTTTGAACCTTTAAAATATTTGTTTAAACTGCCCATACCCCAATTATATGCTGCTAATGCTTTGTTAACGTCTCCCCCATAACGATCTAATAACTGACCTAAATATTTAGTGCCTGCCATAACATTTTTGTTGGTGTCGTAAATATCTTCCAAAGTATTTAAACCTAAATCGCTGGCAGTAGAGGGCATTAACTGCATTAAACCTCTAGCGCCTGCCTTTGATTGGAGTGAAGGATTACCACTTGATTCTTGCATAATAACCGATCGAATTAAGTTAGGCTCGACATTATATTGCTTGGAAGCTTTTGCAATTGCTTGTTCAATGTTAGAAGCAAATTGATTGATTCCTTTAATGCCTATCTCTCGTTCTTCTATTTGTTTAACCCAATTAGCAAAAGTTTGTTCATTTTTAGTTAAAGCCTTAGAAAATTCTGCTGTGCCCGTGGAAGCACCTAAGAGAACTTTTGTAGTATACATTATAGCTTTAGCATTTTGAGCTTCAGCACTCATGGTAGTTTTAAAAGCAGCTTTTTGTATTCTTATCTTTTCTCTAATTTGATCAAGTTCCGCTTCATGCTTCATTCTTTTTAGTGCAGCCTCTTTTTTTATAATAAGAGCACGAGCAAGGGTTGCTTGCTTTTCAGCTTCTCTTTGCTTTTTTTGAGCTTGAACTTCTTTGAGATGCTGTTCATAGGCCTCGCGAGTTTCTGTTTTAATCCCAAATGTGGCACGTAGTTTATCGGATCGCTGCTGCCACCAGTCAATTTTAGAACTCATCCAATTCGCAAAAACTTTTGCTTCCCTTGCTACTGTTTTAATCATCTCTCGAGTATCAGAATAAGCTAATTTTACACCATGCCACCAATCTTTAAAAGCTTCTACGTCTCTTTTCCATTCATCTCGCATTGCTCCCATAGCAACTTCAACACCTTTACTCCAATTAGGAAATGTTTTTTGAAACCAAGCAATTATTTTATTCCAATTTTTCCATACAAGTATAACAGCCGTGATGGCTGCGACTACTGCTAAAACAGGCCAAACAACTGACCACATAGTCCATGCTAATGTTCCTAGACTTACACTTGAAGTGCCTGCAGTAGTACCAATACCTAATAAGGCACCAATAGCTTTAGCGGTACCCTTTAGAAAACCTCCAAAAGTAGTGGCTGATAGAGCATCACTAAATAAAGTGGTTCCCAATTTAGCTCCTAAGACAGCAATTCCATATTTAACTAAAGCTGAGGCTGCAAACCCTGTTATTTTTAAAATAGGATCAAATCCTAATCCAAATAATTTTAATGCAAAATATGCAGGTATAATAGCATCCTTAAATTTGTAAAATTGTTTTATTAGATAGCTAACGCTCCCCTCAGTCTTTTTTTCAACATTTGTCCAAAACTTTTTTAACCAATTATCAAATACATTGCCTAATTTTGAGCTTTCTTCTGCAGCAAGATTAGTTAAAGCCTCAGTACTCTTCGCCCAATTTTTAAGGCCTGCTGTGTTTGCAGCTTCAAATTGTTTCAAAATTTTAGGTGCTTTTTGTATAGTACTTTGCAATGTTTCAAAATCTATTTGTGCTAATTCTGCAAATCTTCTAAGTACATCACCGCCTGTTTCTGAAGCACTACGCAATCTCCCCATATTACCCAGTAAAAGCTTAAATGCTTTAGGCATATCACCTGAAGTTATTGCGTCTTTTATTTGATCTACACTAACACCAAAGGCCTGAAGTTGTGTAGCAGCTTCAGGTGTATTTTGTAAAGCTAAAGCCATAGAGCTTAATACTTTAGTACTATCACCACCTACTTGATTTAAAGAGCCAATAGCATTAGCTAAACTTACTAAGAAGTCTTTACGCGCTTCACCTTCTACTTCTCCCTCTCTAAAAGAACGAATAAATTGATCCCCTAAGGTTCTTACACCTTCTATTAAAGTATCTATTGGGATATCGACTGTTCGGCTTGTTTGTACAAGAGACGCCAGAAAATTACTGGCCTCATCCGCGCTCAATTTCCAAACAGTAGTCATGGTATGACCTAAATCAGCAGCAGCATCTATACTAACATTGGTTGCTTTAGACATGAGATATATTGTTTCCCCTAATTTTTTAACAATATCCTCTGCTTTTGCCCCTGTTTTAGCTACTGCAATATAAGCATCAGCAATTTCAGTAGGTAAAGTATAAATGGGCTTTGCCATTTTATTAAAATCTTCAGCAGTTTTAATAATGTCTTTTCTCCACTGCTCTGGAGGTAAATCAAACTGTGCAGTTTTTCTAAGCTCTATTATAGCATCGTTTAGGCCCGCAATTTTACCAATAAAACTTTTAATACCTTCAATACTACCAAGCATAAATTCTCGACCATGCAATTTGAGTAGATTTAGAACTTGAACTTTTAAATTTTCCGCTATCCCTCTATAACTTTTAGCGGCCTTTTCCGCAGATTTTTCTATTTGCTCCATACGCCATCTTGTTAATTCCATGCGAAATGCAGTATCCTTTATTTTATTATTAATACTCTCAAAGTCGCCTACTGCAAAATGTGAAGATCTAATTACATCTGTAAAGTCTTCTAAGAGATCACCAATATTTTTAGAGGACACTTCAAAATCTGCAGCAATACTCCCTGAACCTTTTTTAACAGAGACTACTTTTCTAAGTACGTTTGTTAAACCTTGTTGCATTTTTTCAAAATCGTCTTCAACTGTCTTAATGTCAGCCGGGGTTACTTTAAGTTTTTTTTGCAGCAACTCTTGCAAATCATCACTTAAATCAAAAGAGCTCAAACTTACACTTCTCATGACTTCAATCAGTTTATCAATCTTTTCAGGAGTTAAAGGTTCAAAACGAATTCGAGGAAGGGAAGAAGGAGGAGGTTGTTGTGAAAAAGGGGTTCCTACAGGAGCAAACCCTGGAAACCCCTTTTTACCTCGAACTGTTTGTCTTGTAGAGGTTTCTATTTTCATTAAGAGGGGAATAGCATTTTTAAAAAAACGAAGAATAGATGTAGCCCCTGTCTTTCCAAATAACCCAGAGCTATCGAGTAATCCTGTCAAATTTTTAAAGGATACATCGAAACTTTGTTGCAACTTTAATAGGGCAACTTGAGCATCTTGTAAAATATTTACCATTTGTAAGGCAGCTGGATCTTTTTTTCTTCTTGCCATGGTTTAATTCTTTGCCCGCCTTGTCTGGTTATCCATTTCGATTTTTTCCAGACGCATTTGCTCTACTAATCTATTATAATAGAGTTGTCTGTCTGGAACATACAGCTCATCGAGATTTGTTAAAGTATCTAAATGTTTATAGGCTATTTGAAAATTTTGTTCTCTGATATTAGCGCCCTCCTCTAAGCTTGGGACGAAAAAACTCAGGACTAAAAGGTAAAGGAGTTTCAATTTCATATCCACAGGAGGGACATTCAAATTCTAAATCTTTGGAAAAACCAGGTTCTATATTTCTAATAGCTTCTTGAAAAATTAAGGAATCCATACCTGTCATATTTTCTGATATAAATATCAAACTTTCAGAAAGGTTAACTGATTTTCCATTTATATTAACAATGTGTCGAGCGAGAGTGTATATATAAGCGGGATCTCCTTCAGTTACTCCCCGTTTAAATGCTTGACTTTTATATCTATCAATTTCTACTTCATCATTTCCTGTTAATAATCTAAATCCTAATTCTGCAGTATTATCAGATAATTTAACAATGTAAGGTTCTGAAAGACCTTCAGAAAGTTCATTAATTTCTAATTCATCAGGAATATGAATTTCTTTTCTAAACATTAATCCACAATTAGGGCATTTAATCTTAAATCCATAGGAAGAGCCATAAGTAAATTTTCTAATCATAAATAATAGAAATAACCTATCTCCTGATAATAATTGCAATGGATTTAATCCAACTTCTTTTAAAGTAGGCACACATTTAGAAATTAAAGCATTTAAAATACTAATCATGTCGGTCCGACCCGCTAATAAGGCTTCTTGACCCGTTTTCATAGGTAAAATTTCCACCTTTCCCCCAACTAAATTGGGGTAAGGAATTCCTTTGGAAGGCAACACTATGCTATTTCCTAACATATATTTCTCTCCTTTTGTTAGTTATTGAAAATATTCTTAAAAATTATAATCTTTCTTTTTAAATTCGAAAAGATTAATTTAAGCGCTTCTATCTGAAGCTCCTACTAAGTTAACAGGGATCGCTTTATCATATCGAATAGTAACCTCTATTTTATTTTGTTCCATAGTAGAATAATCAAGAGTAGCTCCATAATTAACTCCTGAGGGCCAACATCCTCTTAACATCCATTCTCTTCGAAAAGAACCATCTGGAGCAAATAAAACAATAGTAGCGTCCACTTTATAATTTCTGGCTAAGCCTATAGCGCCCGTATTGGGATCGTATACTTGTTGTCTCCAATCAGAGATGGTTTTCATAACAGGTTGATCCACATAATCTTTGAGAGTTAAAGTGCCCGCTTCATACAATGGCTTACCCGCAACATATACTCTTTCATTAACAAAGTGTACTTCAATCTCCTCGCTTGTTTCATTGGGTAAAAAACCAAGATCTAAGGCGAGTTCTATTACTCTTTTAGTATCATTATTACCTTGACTTGGCGGAGATACTTCGAAATACCAGTTATTTTGTCTCTGGATTTCATAATTTCCTTGTACTCCTGGAGTGCCACCAAAGCCTGTTCCCGCGCTAATGTGGCCTGCAGATAAATTAATAGCCATATGTTATACTCCTTCTTCTTCTTCCTCTTCCTCTGTTATTTCCTCGGTTTCCTCAGGTTGCTCTTCAATTTCTTCTTCTGCTTTTTCTGCTTCTTCATCTACTTCATTACCCTCTTCATCTTCATCGAGCTCTTCAGCCTGTCGTTCCTCCGGATTATTTGATTTATATTCTAAATGTTCAGAAAGAATTTTATTGAATTTTTCTTCTAATTTGTCAAAATCATCTTGTAGTAAATCTACTAAGTCTTCAGGTGATACTCCTAACTTTTTTTCTAATATTCTAGTAGCCAGATCTTCAATTTGATCACGTAGTTTTCCTGCATATTTTATAGCCTCAATTTCTGCGGTTCTACGACTAATTTTATCGGCTAGAACATTTCTAAGATCTGCTGCTAGCACATAATGCCCTCTCATTTCTAAAGTGTCTACTATTTTTTGTTCATTTTTACTTTGCAAGGTTAACACCACCTCATTTTCTTATCTAAAATCTTGTTGAAGCACTTAAAACGCTTCTTATTTCAGAGGAAATTCCGTCACCCTAAAAGATGACGAAATTTCGTTATCATTTAAAATGCTATAAACATCTGGCCTATATTATTAATACTCAACTTCTGTAAATGAAACACCCGTCGGAGTAGATACAAAGTCAACAGCAATAGCTTCTGCATATTTAGTGTGTTGCATTAAAATTTTTCCAGCCATATTGTTTTGAGCTATTAAATCCGCGGTATTAGTCGATTCATCACAAATAACTCTAAAATCCACCAAGCCTCTACGATTTTTAATTGACTCAAAAAGAGGAGTAACTAAACGCACAAAACGCCTCCAAGTAGTGGCATCATCTGGTTCAAAAACAAGTTGACTAACAGCAGTAGAAACTACTTTTTCTGCATAACATAACATTCTTCGCGTTGCCACTCTGTCTTTAGCTGTAGTTGCCCTTTGTAAAGTTTTTTGGCCATATATTTGAATTAAATTATCTAATTCACGAATTGGATTTAAATTATTACCTCCCCCATACATTAACTCAATATCTCCCTCTTCAGGATTATATTCAATACCAAGTGCAGAAATTAACCTACCTCTTTGAGGGCCTGCAGGTGGAAACCATGGATCTGCAATATAATCGGTATAAGCCATTTGAGCTGCAACAAAACCACTGGAAGGTAGCCAAATATCTGCAGCACTATATTGATCATATATTCGTATCCAAGGCCAATATAAGGCAGCATAAGAAGAATTTAAAGAAGTACGCGAGGAATATACACCCTCTCCATTCATAAAGTTAACAGCATTTTGTACACTTAATCCGTACGGAGTATCTAAGATAGTAATGCAATCTCTGCGATCTACTTCTGAAACACTAATCATTTTATTTTGAACTGCTTCAGAAGTAACGCCAGGCACTATTAAAATATTAATATCTATTTCCTTAGGGTTACTAAAAATCTCCAAACCTGTTTTAGTTTGACCTCCAACCTGTCCTATATAATCGGCATCAACAACATCAGTTATACCGCTTACCCCTCCTACAAGAACATAATCTCCATTAATAGGTAGTGAAGATACCGCAGAGGCATCAGTAGAGGTAATATAATTAGATGTAGCCAATTGAGTTTCATGAAAATAAGAACTTGAAGAATCCTTGCTTAAATTATCGAATACTTCTAACTTTATATTATTAGTATCATAAAGAGTTAATTTAAATGTGCCATCAATACCTTCATAAGTTCCTACAGTCCATCCAACAGTTGTATTCATACTTGAAGCAATTGAGTTAACAGAGAAGGTATGCCCTGAACCCACCTGATCCATAGTAATTCTAATTTTACCACTTACGGCATCAAAAGATAAACCTGCCGCAGCTAATGCAGTGTCCAATAAACTTGCTAAAGAAGCCGCCGTATAAGTACCTATTGCTATTGTACCTGTAGCTGGTGTACCATCAACAGTAAAAGAATAAGCATTATTAGCTATAGTAAGTACAAAACTTTCAGTGGCAGAACCCGTATGTGTGGCCCCTGTTGCCCCAATAGTTCCATCTGTAAGACTAAACGAATAATTATTAGCCCAAGTGCCTTCAGTATTAGCAGAAACTGTCAAAGTAGTAGTCGTTCCATCTGAGCCTGCGTGAGTAGCATTATCAAGACCCAAAGTAGTATCGCAAGTACTTACTGAATTTACCTTTAGTGTTTCAGTAGAACCCGCTTGCGTCTTAACTAATTTAACTCTACCAATACTATCTGCGGCTGCTACAAAATCTGTTGCCGTTGCATTGATGTCTTGAGCAACTTGTAAAGCACTTCGCGTTCCGGCCGTTAGAGTAAAAGTCTGTGTTCCTGCTCCAGTTCCTGCTAACAAAACACTTAAATAATCAGTGCCATCAGATCCAGTATAAGTTGCTTCGGTCCAGCCAACCACAGCATACATTTCATTTGCAGTATTATTAAGTGTAATAGTGGTAGAGCCTCCCGCATCATCGGAAGTAAATCTGATCTTACCATCTACGTCTTCAAATGTAATAGCTGTAGTTGCTGCATTTAATAACGCGACTAATGCCGCGGCTGTATACGTACCTGCAACTATAGAACCAGTTTGGGTTCCTGCGTGCGCTCCACCCGCTAGTGTAAAAGAAAAAGCATTAGAGGTTGCCCCCAATGTAAAATTTTCAACTTCAGTACCTGTGTGAGTGCCCCCCGTAGCCGCAGTTATTGTAAAGTATTCACTATTCGATCCAGTTACTGTAGCCTGAGCAGCAGCACCCGGTACAGCTTTTGAGGCCTTTGTAGCACTAGTGTATGGAGGTCCGTCTACACTGCCTCCACAAACACGCACAACCCATAATGCTCTTCCCCTTTTTAAAAATTCTAAAGCTGCATAACCCATGTAAGAATTTGATGTAGGTTGTCCAAATGTTTTAACAAACTGATCTGCACTCGTAATATAAGTTGCCACGTTGATAGGACCTTTAACTGCGGTCCCTATTATAGCGCACACACTCGTTGATAAAGCTGAAGCGTATTCGCTTAAATCTATTTCCCGAAAATAAACTCCGGGGACTACATAGTATGCCATCCGATAGTTTCTCCTTTCCTATTATCTCTTGTCAAGTATAAATAAACTATCAAAAAATTGCTCTAACTAAATTACAACATATACTTGCTTTTGAGAGTAAATATGTGTATACAATTATTTTTTTTCTAAAAAGCCACGAGCTATCTTATCCCTAATATCTGGAGACTGTTCCAATTCGGAAGTCGTAATACCAATCATTCCTTTAGCCACAATGGGAACTGCGGTGTCTCGGCCATTTCTGATCACATGGATATACAATAGTTGATTTAACTTATTTATTAATTTAACTTTCTGCATTACAACTCTCTCCTCTTTAATAACTTGGACATTATTTTCAGATGGGGGCCTTGTTGTAGTTGTTTGAAAATTTACATCTTCAAAATACCAAGCATCCAAACAATAAGCATTATAATAATCATAAGATAGATAACCGTATCCTTGATTTCCCCAAGAAATTCCCCAACTATTTTTAAATTTAATTAATTGTTTTGTATCCTCAAATCCACAAACGGTAATGGCGTGTCCGCCCCGAGGTTTTTTCCTATTTTTGGGCATAGGAACAATTCCGTCTATAGGTTTAAAAATTTCATCGAAACAGGTAATACCTATAACAATTGGCCCCTTACTAAGTAAAATTTTTAATTGTTCTAGAGTAGTTATTCTCCAATAAGAAGCACATTTATACCAATTTGCTACATAAATCGCCCATTTTTCGGGGGCTCCCTTTGTAATGGGATCATAATTCCAACCGGATTCAACTGGAATCCCTTGTTTTTGTAAGATATTCATTGCAAATCTAAAAGAAGTGCCTTGTGTATTAGGCCAGGAATCAATTTCCTTACATTTATAATAAAGCCATTGTTCACTAAGATCATATTCTTTATTTTTATTAACTTCTAATTTATGTTCTTTTTTTTCTTGCCATTCCTTAATAGCACATACTGAAAAAGCAACGCAACTTCCCAAGGGACCTTGATTTTTAACAGGGGACATCTCAGGTTCCCAATCTATTTCAGGGGGAGTTTCCTTGGTTTCTAATAAATAGCTTGAATTACATGCTAAATAATCCCGACTATCTTTTGGATCTTTCTCTGCACCTAATATTACATCTTTATATGAAAGCTCTTCCACGCAATTTTACTCCTTTCTTTTTATCCAGTATATTCTTGAATATCTAATAAGTAATTTTCGGGACTTTCCAAATATTCTATAATAGCTTTCTGAATAAGATTAACGTTTCCTAATAGTCTAATCCATACACCCAAATTAATATTGATTGAACTATTATAGTACCCCGCTCTATCTTCTTCATGTAGAATAAATTCATTAACACTATTGGTTATATCTAAAGATATTCTATATTCGCGATTTGTTTCCCTATGAAAAATATGAACGATGGGAGAGTCCATCACTGAAATCCAAAAAGTTCTTTGCATATTTTCAACGGTGTCTCTGCCAGGAGCCCAAAAATCAATAATATAAGGATGTGTAATAGGAATTGCACGAACACGAGTTCCTTTTCTTGTTCCCGTAGTATCGGATACTACTAATTGTCCAATCCTGTGTAAATAAGCATTGTATCTTGTGGTATCTAATTCTACGTCGCCTGTCATTTCATAAGAAACAAAAGGTAAAGAAATTTTGGATAAATCCTGACGTTTAGCTATGTGTTTACTAAATGTGTCAAAAGCTTGTTCTCTTTTAGCTTGAACTATTTCAACATTCAAAGCTTGTTTAATGTAGTTGCCTAAACCCTCATTATAATCTTTAAGCACGTAGAACTCCTTTATTAGGTTTTAAAATAAATAGGCATACTAAAAGCTAAAACACTTGTTATTTTTGTGAATTGCCTATAGTGTGTCCTGCGGACAACTATGGGTTTTCTCAACCTAAGATTATAAAAATTGATTGGATGGGTTTAAAGGAGGAGTTTTTGAAAAAAAAAAGACACACTGAACTTCAGTGTGTCTTTTTTAATATATTTTGGAAGCGATGTACATTTCTTTTTTCAATTCATTTTTTCTTACAGTAAGGTGTTTAAAATATTGTGAACTTTCCTGACCCAATAATTTATCTAACTTTTTTTGAATATCTGCAAGCCTCATTTGATTAATTTTTTTAACTTTCTTTGTCATTAATAAAGAACCTTTCTTTTAAAAATTATTTTTAAGAAAATGTCTAAAGAACTTTACGGGTCTCAGGCTGAATATCTGAAAGGGGTTTAAAAATTCTATCTATTTCGTTAGATAGAATATGTACTCTGAATTCTTCTAATCCATAACTTTGAATTAACTTATCCAAAGCGTATAATGCTAATAAATTGTTAATATATATACGAAATTGACGATCACCGAAAATGGCACGAATACCATTTGCTTCAAGTTTTTGTTTAAATTTTGCAATTGCACTGTCTGTCGATTTTTCTATTTTCATTAATTCGGATAATAGATTCCATAAAATTGCTTCAATAGGATGACTTTCATCTGATTCCAATACGGAATCTTTTGCTGTAAACTTATAACACAATACATCATCTGTACACTGTATAGAACAAGCATTACAATTATATTTTGGAATAAAAAATTTACAAATACTTTTTTCTTTAGCTTTATGATGTTGACAAAATTCAATACTAGAGCACAACTTACAGATATCAACCATATTTTTCCTTACTTCTCCAAACGGGTACTCATTAAAAAATTACACGCTAAATCTTTGATTTCTTTCAAAACAAAATAAGTATCTTTTAAATTACTATACACGGAATCTGCCATACCTATAACGTGTTCTACTTTTAGAACTACACTACCTAAAGGAGCTAATAGCGAGCTAATTACAGTTTCTCTAATAGTTTCAGATTTCATATTTTGAAAATAAGAGCCAAAGTGTTCATAAATATATTGACGACCTAGAGCTTCAATGTTTTTCAAATCTACCATCAAAGATTGTAAACCCATTTTAATTGCTAAAGATCTATCTCTTAACGCTTGAGTTTCTTCAAAAAGAGATATCAAATGGGCTGCTTCCTGAGGACCATATGAACAAGCCAATGTTCCTTTTAATTTTTTACCGCCTGTTTTTATCTCTTGCGACACTACAAAATAAGAGCTTAATTCATCTTTTAATGAAGGATCTATCACAAAACATTTGCTTTTCAAACGTTTACGCAGTTTTAAAAGAAATTGATCTGTTGCTTTTATTTCAGAAATATCAAAAGATTTAACTGTAAAATCCTTGCAAGCAGGTGATAAAGAGGTAATAACACTCGATTTTTCAGAACACGATAATTTTGCAGTACCTTGAGGGGTAAACAACCATACACATTGTCCACACAATTCATTTTTCATAATTAACCCTAACAACAAAAAAGAAAATTATAATTTTTAGTTTTAAACACGCTCAGATATTTATCTTTATATATAGACTGGTAAGTAGATTTTTTTAAATTAAAAGAACCTAATAATAGATAGTCTTTGGAGGTAAGAATTAAGGAAAACGGCAAACAAACTATTTCATATCCTATAATAGTCTGCTCAGAAGTAGCCAAAGAATGTATATTTAACTGTATTTTCTTATCTAATTTTAAGCTACTTGAAGGTTCAGTAACTAAATATTGAGTATTAATTACTTTTAAAATAAAAGAATTCTTTCGAATTTTTTTAAAACAAAACTGAGTATCTACTAATTTCCAGTCCAATTAAGATTCCTTTCCTGCAACTGCAAGCTGAGGTAAACAAAATACAAGTTCATATTTTAAACTTTCAAGCACCAGTACTTTTTGATAAAAAGAAAGTCTTATAAAATCATCCATTATTAATAATGGAATAATTAACCCACTAGATACACTAAATTTTCCTTGACCTTCCACATTATCTATAGGAATTGAATATGAACTATAGGCGGTTTCTCCTCTAGTATATACTTTTATATTATCCTTATCATCGGGTCCTTTTTTCACCTCTTTACCTGAAATTAATTCAATGTAAATACGTATTTCTTCTTCAGAATTTAGTATACCACTGATGGCTTTTATTGCAGTTTTAAGATCTTTTGCTTTTATATCAAAAGCACATTTTACGGCACCCTTTCTTTGTAAAGCTATTTGATTAGTAATATCTGAAGAATTTGCTACCTGATATAGACGAGCACATTGCAAATCAACAGAACCACATTGTACTCTGGTCTGCTTAGCTGAAAAGCCTATTTGAAGGGTATCTTCAGAAAATAACAATAAAGCTGACATGATAAAAGAAAAATCAATCGTAGTGTCTATATCAGAAGTGCAAAAATCTGCGGAATAATAACCCCCTCTGAAACTATCATTTGTAGACAAATAACATTTTTTATCTTTCGTATAAACCCTTACTATCTTACTCTTAGTATCAGTAGCAACTGGTTTAAAAGATAACAAACTCAATCCCTTAGTAAATGTCTCTTTATTAAAAGAATGTGTGAGCTTTATTTTTTCCATGTTATTGATTAATGCTTTTTTAGGGTTTGTACAAATAGTAGACCCCTTAAAATTTCCAGAAATTAACCAAATCTTCGATGCACCTTTTTGAGAATTTTCGATCTTCAAATAAATTTCTTTACCTGAAAATTTAAACTTTTGTAAAATTTCAAAAGGAATTGCAAAAATAGAGGTCTCTTTAACTATTGTTGCTTCAGTAGTCTTAAGGCTCTGTTCCAGCCAAAGGATATCAGTTCCACATTTCACTAAAAGACAATTATCTTCCATAATTTCAAATACAATATGACTATCTTTTTGGGCTACCAGTGTTTTTATTAGCTGTAATGCTTTTTTAAAGGTGTCAGTATTAACTTTAAATGAACTCATAGTTTTCCTTAAAAACAAAATGTGAATTTAAAATTGAAACCCAACTTGTTTTTCTTTGGTCCAAAACTTTATTTAAATGAATTAATTGATTGATTAAAAAATTTCTTGCTATTTGAAGATCCTCTTCAAATAAATCATATGAACCATTTCTAAGAACATAGGAGGGGTGTACGGTAAGAAAAAGGTTATAATTGTTCCATTTATACATTTTACCCCTTAGCTTCGTAATACCTGCTTCTGCAATTCCAAAAGCTCTCATTGCAGAACTACCCATTACTACAATTAAGTTAGGGTTGCAATGTTTAATTATTTCAAAACAATTACTCTTACACCTATCTGTAACGTACCAGCTTGGATTGCCTGTGGTACCGTTGTCCTTAAGTGTTTGGCATAATACCACATTAGTTAACAAATATCTAAAGTACTTTACAAAATAGCGATCAAAATAGCTACGAAAAACTTGCCCTGAGGGTCCTATTAAAGGTGCACCTTGTTCAATCTCTTTATTACCAGGATTTTCTGCAACAAACACAACTTCTACTTTAGAAAGATCGTCAGGATAATTAGTTTCTAATATACAACTTGGACAAGATAAAAGAGGACAATTTGAACAATCAGCGAAAGATTTTTGAATATTAAACATTTTAACCTTTTCTTAAAATAATATATTAACTTTTTCGTCTAAACTGAAAGTAAAAAATTCGTGCAAAAAATTCAATAAGTCTTTTTTAGAACCAATATTCTCTACTAATTTATATGGGATATCCGTTTTTAATTGAGTAATACTAAACATCTTCTCTACTTGAGCTCTATTATTTAATAATATGTCATGAGTAGTTTGCTTCATGTCTTTAGGACATGTTTCTAATATTTCATAAAAATCTTGAGGTGTACCCTGACTAAAATCAATGTACTTGCTAACAATCTTACGTTCTAAGCGACCTTCTAATTTGGGGATATTATCTGAGGGATCCCCAAAAATTGCTTTGTGTAATGCAATACTACGTGGATTATTCAAACCAAATTTTTTGTTAAAATCATTTAAAGTAATTTTTTCATCTGCTCTCGGAACTAATACTACATTTGGAATATCTAGTAATTGCCAAAGATCCTTATCAGCAGACACAATAAACACTTGACGCTCTAAAGACAATTCTTTGGCTAATGTTGCAATTACATGATCTGCTTCAGTATGAGGACAATATGCATGAAAACAATTTAAGTGAGATACTAAATTTTTAATATCAGGCACAGGATTAAATATATGGTTTCTACCTGCTTTATACTCTGGAAATATTTCAAGTGTTTCAATAGGACGCTCATCAAATACAAATATTAAATCAGTTTCTTTAATGAGACTTCCACTAAAAGCTCTTAACGCGGATAATATTTTAGATATACTCCCGAATACGTGACCTGAAGGTGATTCGACACCTTCACCGTTCCTTTTACAAGTCATCCAATTATATGCTTTTGAAGCCAAACTGGCATGGGCAATCCAGCTTGTATCGAATATCAACCAGCTTTTTTTAGGTATATCTAATTGAAATAATGGGGCATCTGAAAATTTTTCTTTCATTTTTTCGTTTTTCCTATTTTCTCTGTTTTTAAATTTAGCTTGTCTCATCTTTTCTTTAGATTCCTCAGAAAATTTCCTTCCCAATCCAGCTTTACTTATTTTTTTTCTGCATTCTTCTGAAAATGTTTTATTTTTCATTTTCTGTATAGATTCTTCCGAATGCTTTTTCCCTAAATTAGCCTGTCTGAGTTTTTCTTTTGTTTCATCTGACACCTTTCTTCCTAAGTGAGCCCTCCTATTTTTCTCTTTTGTTTTTTCAGATTGTTTCTTACCAAATCGTAATTGTCTTAATTTATCTCTTAATTCCTCGGAAAATTCTCTATTAAGACAGGATATCTTTATTTTCTTTTTGTGCTCTTCAGATAATTTTTTACCTTGATTAGGACTTGATAAACCTTTATGTGATTGCGACATTTTTCTTTTTATTTCTTCAGAAAAGTGTTGTCCTTTATTAGCTTTGGATATTTTATCTTTAAATTCTGTAGAACGTATGGCTCCGCTCGTTCCTTCGCCCCCGTCGGTGTGATTCGCCAAAGGGCCTGTTCCAAAATCAAAACGGCCAATCTCTTCTATTAAGTTTTGTTCAAATTCAAAAGCTTTTACTTCAGTTAAATTATTTCTAAATAATACTATATAATTTTTTAAATCTTGTTTAGAAAAATCTGATAAAATTTTCTTAAGTTTATTTTGAAATAAACCTCTGATCTTATTTTTTATAAGATGTTTCAGATACCTGTTTCCGTGTCCTTTTCCGACATAAAAAGGCTCATATAAAAAACAAACACTTTTATAGCAAAACTTTCCAGGCTTTCGAGGATCTAAATAAATGTAGGCATAAAATTTATTTTCCCCCGAGTCTAACAAAATGTATCTCCTCCTTGTCTATTCATTTTTGATTTTTTTCTTTTATTAGCTTAAAAAGATTCGGAGTTTCTCGGGCCATTACTGTATCTATTATTTTTTCAATTTCCTCGTCCGTAAGTTTTAAAGGAGAAACCTCTTCCATAAGTTTCTTACAATGTTCAGAAAATAATACCATAGCAAGTTTTAACCCAATACCCACTGCATCAAAAAATAGCTTTTTTAACCAAACAAGATCTTCAGGAGAATTTATAAGCCGTGAATCATCCCATTCGTATACTTTTTTACCCCTTAAATAAATCTTATATATATTCGAATCTTCTTCATCAATCACCTCAATAATTTCAAATTGCTTCTCCAATTGCTGACTCATTTTAAATCTTCCCCGTCAAGTTTTTTACACAGATTTATAGTTATTTTCTCAAATTGCCAATGCTGATGATTTTTTATATCTTCACTAAATTTACCATTTACATACTTTGCTACTGAATGGTTAAATGTACCATATGTAAAGCTATCTGCTAAGCGAACTACGTAGCCTTCACACTGATCCTGTTCAAACATTGGTTTATAAAGATGTTTGATTAGATTTTCGTCCCATTGTCCTTCATACAATATTGGTACATGTTTTAAATCCAATAATTTACACCATTCAACGGTTTCTTTCCAACTTAGACACGCATTCTTATCATCCCAAATAGAAAATACCATAAAATAGTCATCCAAGTACTTGTAATGTATAGTATGTTTAGCATAAAGATTTTCACCACACACTCTCCAATTGTAAGGGATATTATAACAAATTCGAGCATGCAAGTTCTTGATCCATGTTCGAGAAGGATGAGTATTGCTATCAATAGATCGGGCATGACAATAATCAGAGTACAACGAAAAGTTCTCACCATCCATTTTCACATTTACTATCATATTTTTATCTATAAAATGATCTACATTTGGTAATATCTTATCATCCGTTGTGATTACCTCACTCCAAGGTAAATGGAATGTACGAGGATATTTAATATGTTTTAGATGGTTCAAAAATTTCTCTTTTTTTGAGTTATCTTTATGAATTTAATATAGTAATACATAACGAAACTATTAAAGACAATGGCCAAAAAAGTATAAAGAGTGTGCAGCCTACAAAGGAAAATAATGAAGTATCTAAATCTGTTAAACCCCCTATAAATAGACGATGTATAACTGATCCTATCAATATCCATATGATTAATAATAATATAATATTCATATTAAGGCTTCCTTAAATTAATCCTTTGTTCACGTTCTAAGGGTTATTTTTTTTAGCTACTTCAGGATTCTTTTTCATTTGATCTGTTAGTAGGATAAAATGATGTCCTACAATAGCCAAATATAAAGCTTCCTTTATTGAATACGGGCAACACAATATTACTTTAATAATAAATTTTAAGTAATCTCGCCAATAAAATGACGTAATTTGAGTTAATAAAACTCTTAATAAAGCACGTTGTTTTATATTCGCTTTACAAGTGGAAAGTTTTGAAAAATGTGCCTGCTTAAGAAAAGCAAAACAACGTGCAAAGTAATTCCTAGGCTTATACAAATATGTTAACATATTTGTATAACTACTGATTAACCGTTCTTTATCCATTTTAGATTCAAAGTTAAGATCTAAAATGTGAGTATGATTTCCAGCTGATTCCTTAATGAAACGGCCTTCACTTATAAGTCTACGCTGTAATCGCGTACTCGGTAAAGCAGTTAATAGACCTATTAAAGGCCTTGTAATGCCCGCAGACTCAATAAATTCAATTTGTTGTTGAAAAATATCTTCAGGGTCTGTATCAAATCCAACAATTAAACCGGCGATTACTTCTATGCCTCTCTCTTGTACTTTTTTAATGGTATCAACAAGGGAGATGTTCATGTTTTGTCTTTTACCTATACTCTGTAATACTTCAACAGAGGGAGATTCTATCCCTACAAACACAAAATCGAAGTTTGCCTCTACTAACAAATTTAATAACTCTTCGTCTTTCAAATAATTGATTGACAATTGAGTACCAAAACTAAAAGGAAAATTTCGATTTTGCTGCCAATTGATTATATCTTTTAATATCTCTTTAATATTAGATATTGCAGCAAGATTATCATCTGCAATGAACAAACCACCTCTCCACCCCAATGAATGGAGCAAATCCAATTCATTTAAAATTTGAAAGATACTTTTTACACGTATTTTTCTTCCAAACATTTCAACGATATTACAAAATTCACAATTAAAAACACATCCTCTCGAGATTTGTATTGTGGCACTCACATAATTTTCATACGAGATTAAACCATAACGAGGAACTGGACATAGATTTTCATCATTCATGTCAATCATTTCTTTTTCTTTATCGTAGTATATAATTTTTGCTCTACCTTCCTCAAAATCTTTCAAGAATTTAGGAAAGGTACGTTCGGCTTCACCTAATATAAAATGATTAACGCCTTTTATTGAAGCATACGAGAAGGTAGCATAAGGACCTCCTACTGCTGCAGGTACCTTAAATTTATTGCATCTTTTAATAATTGCACGTAAACTTTCCTTTTGTACAATCATCGCTGATATACAAACTATATCAGCCCAAATGATATCTTCAGATTTTAATTCTTCAACATTAATATCAATGAGTTTAACATTATGCTGTTTAGGTATTAAAGCTGCAATAGTTAGTAAACCAAGAGGAGGCATTACTGATTTCTTACCTACTAATGAAATTATATGAGTATAATTACAATACGTTGGAGGAATTTCAGGCCATACTAGGAGTATATTCATTCCTTTTTCTCTTTCTTTATTTTTAATACTTTATAGTTAATATTCAATATTTTACTCAGACACATTGCCATTTGTTTATTGATAGGTCTCTTATTGTTTTCCATTTTGGACAGAGTTCCTCGACTAATACCAAGTAATTTTGCTAATTGTTCTTGTGTAAGACTCTCCTTATGGCGAGCACCTTTAAGAGCAACACTTGGATTGTAATTAGGGAAAGCTTCTCTCCAAGGAATAGTAGATTCTTCTGGAAACTGAACATTTAATGTATCAAATGAGTGTCCATTTTCTACTTTATGTACAAGATGAATTTCAAAATTTATCTTTTTGTTTTTATCATGCAAATAATCATATAACAAATTATGAATTCTCATAATCTCGCCATCGGGCAAATATTGACATTGAATATACATCTTATGGCCACAAGAACATTCAGTATTAATCCCGTTATCCCTAAGATACTTAACAAGATTTCTAATAGGTCCTTCAATATTTTCATACCAATTCATTTGTATTGCTCCTTTTCTGTTTGAAGTTTCCACGTGCTCTCTTATTTATGTATTAATTATACATCCTTTTTCGAAAAAAGGCAACCCGTTTGAACAAATTAAAAATGCATTTTTACACCTCAGGTGATTGAATATGTTTACACATTTTTCTATTTTATGCCTTAAAAAAAGATTTAAAATGTTTAGTAGACTTCAACCTTAATTTGGAACACAATTGAAGTTCTATTGCGGTATGCTTAACTTCTTTTTCCAAATATCCCATAAAAGAATTAATCTGCTCATTACAATGAGCTTCAGGGTGAATATCCATAATTTTAGAAAATATGTATCCACTCTGTCTTAATCTCGAGTCATGCACAACAATACTAAATCGATTTTCTATATCTTTTTCAGTATATCCCTTATTCTCATTCAAGGGTATAGTTAATCGAGATTCAGACCTAAGGGTATAATAAAGACGCTTACCTCTATGGCAAATATTTACATTAACCTCGACACATTTAATCATACCACTATTAAATTTCGAATATTCAACTATTCCCTTTTTAACAGCTCTAATAAATTTTTGCATAAAAGTCATTTTTTTTTTAATACTCCACCGAATCATCTTCTATTGAAAATTCTTCTGAAGGTTGATTAGGAATAATTGAGCCATCATTTGGTTCTTCACCTTCATAATCTGTTAGCATCATATAGTTAAATCTTTCACTAACTCGAAAACTAAACCTTTGTTGCGATCTAGCTTTTTGCTGATCAATAGTAATAATGTGCCCTGTTTCTCGCGCTATTTCTTCACTATATTGCCAAGCCCAGACATTATCCGAGTGTTCTAAAATGGCACGACTGTATTTTACTTTACTATCATCATTTAACTGACATAGTAATACTCCTACCATATCCATTTTTTTAATAAAACGTTTAGTAAAACGAGCAACTTCACCCAATGCCTTCCATGGCTCATTACCCCTGACATCCAACAGAGACACATAATCTACAATTAATACAGCATAGCCAAAACGAGTCAATCTAAAACATACATCTTGAATGCTCAAATCATCCACGGGGCAATAAATGCTATATTTACAATTCTTTTGCTTCCCTAACTTAACAAATTCTTCCCAAGTCTTTGTTGCATGTTGTTGCTGTTTTTCCGAGAGTCTGCCTAATAGAATATCCAAGGAATCTAATCTACAAATGTTTGAAAGAATCCTAGAAACTATCTCTTCATGATCCATTTCCAAAGAAACAAGTGCCACATTATAACCTTGACGATACATATTGATAAGTAATTGAACTGCACAGCAACTATTGTGAGTAACCACAAAACTATCTGTAATGTATAAATGATCAGGGTGGTTAATCATTATACATTGCGTTGGTTGTATTCCTAAATATTTAATACTTTTAATTTCACATTTAAGGGAGATTTCCTTTGCTCTCTTGACTCTGTCTGCTTTTCTTGAAAGTTTGAATAAAGTTTCAGGTTCATTGTATCTGATACAACATTTGAAACGCGTTTTACATCTTTTTTTAATACCTTCTTTTGTTTTATAATAAGATTTTTTAATTCGAATTTTACAAAGGCCCCCCAATGATCTCACCAAATACTGAATATCAAGGGCTAATTTATGACTAGAAGTACTTATAGAGAAACTACCTCCCCAATCTTCGCCTCTATAATTGGCTTCGCCGTCTGTATCACTCAAACCCCTTAGAAGTTCTAAACGTTGTTCAATTGATCCCTTCTTATAAATTTCTGGAATAAATTTTTCCCAAGCATATTTATGAGCAAGTTTTAAATCAAAAATAACTTGATTATAATAATTTAAAAATTTTCCTTTTCGCAATTCATTACATATCTTAAATGTTTCATTTTCTTCTCGAATTAAAGAATAATCACATTTATTATTTTTTACTTTTTTTAAACAATAACCATTTATCATTTTACTTGATAATCTATCTAGAATATCTTTATCTATATTGGAAAAACCTATTCTATTCCCAAAATGACCGTCACCTAATAATAAACCCAGTACATAGGGATCCAAAGGAAGAATTTTATTCGTATTTTCGATAGCCTTTGGTAAGGGTATATACAATCTTCGCCATTTACTTTTCTTTAATTTTAATATTTCTTTTAAAGAAAGAACTCTCCAAGGATCTCGTTTATAATAAACACGTTTTCCGTTTACAGTAGTATTACTTTGTCCCCAAGAAGGACTATATACTTTCCATAGATGATTTTCATCACAATCTGTAGTTCTACCATCTTCAAATGTTATTCGATAAGTTGGACGCAATCCTTGAGGAAAAACATGTGTAACACGAGATGCTTCTCCACTCGAAGCAGAAACTATATCTCCCACTTTTATGTTTCCCATCTTTATCCAACCATCCGGAGTTTTAATAAGAGAATATAAAGGTTGAGCCTTTCCTCCAGATGAACTGGAAGCTATTGATATTAATGCACCTTTACGTAAGCCTCCATTTATATTATCAAAACTTTTAAACCCTGTCGGAATATAAGATGTTACATTTCCCCCTATTATATTTTTAACTAAAAGATCAGCATTACAATCAGTTCCTATATGAATTAATTCCTCATCCATGTCACCAGAAACTCTTGCATTTAAAACTGAACTTTCATATAAGTTGATTACCTGATTTATATCAACCTTTTTCTCTTGTAATAATTTTAATGTTTGTTCGCTACAATCGTAACAAATTCTTATTTTCCTATATTCATTAAGTTGACTTAATAAGGGCTTAGTATCTGTTGTATTTTTGATACGTTGAAAATTTTTATAATGCCGTACAAGATCTTTTGCTTCCTCTGAAAGAGCGGGATCTTCTAATAAAGTTGGAATGTTTGGAATTTCTTTTCCGTTTTTAACCAAACAAAAAACTCTGGTATACACTTCTCTCGCAGCAGGTACTCCAAAATGAGTATCCTTTAAAGATCCTATTAAAAATGTTTTAACATCGGTTAAACCACTACAAAGATTTACGAGAGCAGTTATTTCCGTCGAAGGGGAACACGTTTTCATACTATATTGTTTCCATTCCTAAATTTTCTCAATTTTTATACCGCCTCAATTTTTTTTATACCACCCACCTGAAAAAATATTGCATTTTTATGTAATCTATTTTTAAAAAATTCCACAATATTCTTTGTAATAACAGGAACTACTAATACAGAATTAGCAAAAACACTCATTAAAGTTCTCGCGTTTTCTATAGCAAAAATTGTACAATCTTCCGTAAGATCTATTATACACACTACTTCAGGAGCATATTCTTGATTTAATAATTCTTTTGGAATATTAAGTAAAGAAGATAAAGTTACAATGTTAAATGTCTTATTATTATCGTGAAATTTATATAGAAGGGACGTAGCTCCTGCTAAACAACCAACATCTGTCGGATAAGAACCAATTCCGATTATTAAAGGTTGCGCTATTAATTTACTTGACAATTCTTTGTAGATCTTACTTTGCTTAGCAGTAGGAATAGTAACCATTTTATTATTATCTGAATAATTAATAACTTTAAATTGCAGATCATATCCAATATATTTGTGATAGGCATAAGGTAAACCATTTTTTAATAGTGAAAGTTTATCTACTTCCAATTTACCAATAAAAGTTTTTGGAATATTATTGTTATTCATTATTATTTTCTTTTCTTATAGTTAAACTTCTCGTATTTTTATTTTGTCTCTTCAAGATGTTTCTTTTACTTTTATACCACCTATCAAGTCCAATTATTCAACTTCAGGAAAAGTTGAATACCTTTGATCGGAGTCCTTGTAAATTCGATGCACGTAGTAGTTATGTAGATCAATATGTAAAGATATCAAAGGTTGAATATTTTGAAGGCATTCTATAAAAAGCTCTGGCTTAAAATATGTAAAACCTTCATGTACGGCTATATTACGTTTTTTACATATTTTTTTACAAAATTCAACCACATTTTTGTAGTCTTTCTTAAACTCTCAATTTAAATTTTTAATAGCAGTATCAAATTCATCACCTGTAAGTTTAGGAAACCATTTCTCCCAACTATATCTGTGTCCCTTATGTATTTCATCGTTAAATTCCTTCCAGTTTCGACTTGAAGGTTTATTCCGAGCCATCCATAAGTGATAAAGAAAATGCTTAAAAAGTATTTCTACCAATGTTTGAAAAAATGTAGCAGCAGTGACAGAGTCTGGATTACTACAACAAAAGGGTTGAAAATTATAATGCTTGATTATTGCTTGTTCAACTATTAAATTACAAATTTTTTGTAACACTACCATAGAAAAATAAGATTCACCACAGGGACTGCTGCGACCACAACACTCGGTGGGATATCCAACTCTCATTCGTTCCATATCATGATCCACTCTCCCGCAATATTGACATATAAGAGTCTTTTCGGGACCACAATAATCACTGAGTTCGTGCATTAAATAATTTTTATCTTCTACCAAAATATTTTCTGATCGTATTTGCTTAACAGTTTCGGCTATATTATAAACCATTTTTAAATTTCCTTTTTTATTACGAATTTTAAATTTCACGTTCCTAAATATGTTAACCACTCTTACCATAAATCACTTTTCTTCTTTTACAAAAACTTTCAGTGTGCGGGAGTGTGTTGTATTACAAATTTTAAATTTCCACAATCCCAAATTCTTGTATAACCTTCTTGCAATCTCAATAGCCACTCTGGAGTATCTTTCGGCTCATCTGGTCTCTTTCTTAATGCAAAACGATGGATTCTTTTTAAACCCTTAACATACCAGTAATTAGGTTTTGTGATACTTTCTAATTCAAATCCTAATTTATAATACATATTACCTACAGACCATCTACGATCAGCAAATGAATATATAGTTTTCCATTTATAATTTTTCTTAAAATAACTTAACAACTTACTTGCTATCCCAGGAATATGAAAGTTGTAATCACAACAATAACGATTTAATTCCCAATTAAAGTCATTTTTCTTCTTTACACCTTTAGCTAATGATCCATGATTAAAAGTCATTACAGCTAATAATATATCATTATAAAAAGCACCAAGACTTAATGGCGAATTATCGAAACCTTGTAAGTGATATTTTATTAAAAATTCATTTTTTTTATTGCTTGATATTTCTTTGATAATACAAGATCTCGCATGTATGCGTTGAGAATTATTAACTCCTAAAATTTGCTGCAAGCGATATTTAACAATATCTTGATGGTAAAACCATTCATCTTCAAATATTTGAATAAGAGTAATATTTTTAGATTGACAAAGATTAAGTTTATTTAAATGGTAATTTTTATCTTTACCCGCAGTTTCAGAATGCCAATATAAACCATTATATTCAAGGGCTAAAGCTTTTTCTGGAATATAAATGTCTAACTCTAAAGGACTAATTGTATTTCTATTATTTTCAAAAACATTAAAATTAAAAGATTGAGATTTTATATAATTTAAAATTTCTGTTTCTGCAATACTCTTATATTTTGGATAACAATTTGGACACCTTCCACAGCCTTGATATAAATTAAAGAAAACTGTTTCAAACTCTAAATCACATATTTGACATTTAACTCGTATTATTTCATGTGCATTTTTATAAGGGGATAGAAATTGAAGTTTTAAATTTTGTAGAAGAACTTCAACCTTAGGTAACTGCTTATTTAGTTGAAATTTAATAATCTTAGTCTTTACTTCATTATTTCGACTGGGAGTATTCACTCCATACTTTTTAAAACAAGTTTCTTCAATTTGCTGCCTAATGATGGGAGCCTGTAAACAGTGAGATACTCCGTATTTATGAAGATTAGTTGCAATTGTTTTTTGTTTCTTTTGTATTTTCTGCTCAAACGTTTTAGAAGCAACTGTAGCTTTTTGTTTATTTTTAACTTGCTCATTTTGAGAAGATACAGACGCACCATATCTTTTAAGATTAGTATTTTGCATTTTTGCAATAATCTTTTTACACTTTAAAGGATGATCTATACCATAATGTTCCAAGCTTGTATTTTTCTTTTTAAGCTTTATTTCTTCTACTTGTGAGGGGTTTTCTACTCCATACTTTATTAGGCAAGTATTTTTCTTTTTATTTTTTATTTGCTCATTCTGATTTGGATTTTTAACTCCAAATTTTTCAAGACATGTGTTTTTAATTTTATTTTTTATCTGTTTATTTTGAAAAACATTTGGAACACCATATTTTTCGACACATGTTTTCTCATACTTTTTACGAGTTTCTGAACAAGAGGCAGAACATTTTAAAGAACAAAACTGAGAATAACCTCTGTTTATACCTCGAAACTTGTTAAACTTCTTGCATGAAGAAATTTGTCCATACATAAGGCAAATTTCTTCATGATCTTTTTTAAAAAATCTATCATAATACTCTTGTATTGTTAGACCATGGGTATTTAAACAGTGTCTTTTAAGGATTTTTTCAGTTAGCTCTTGATTGCAAATCAAACATTTTACCATTGATTCTTCTTTTTAGTGTATACACTTTCTGTATACACGACTTCAAAATTTTGTTCTATATGCACCTTATCAATAATCTTAAAACATGCAAATACTGCACCATGCCCTCGATCTAAGAATACACGAATAAGAGGCGTCTGTTTCTTTTTACCCAATTTACATTCTAATTCTTTAGGGTAAGGTGTGCGAATACGACTCATTTCTTGGTAATAATTTTTATCATAAGCCATCGGAATAACGTGATAATAACAATCAAGCAAAGGAATATCTATACCGAGTTTAATCATCTTACGCATAGCAATTACAACTTCATATTTACCATCGCGTATACTATCTAATAACTTTTTACGACCTAACTTAGGTACTCGGCCATCATATGTTGCAACAGTTAAGCCTGATGCAGTTAACTGTTGAGCTAATAGGTCAATATGTTTTATTCGCTCGGTAACTATAAGTACATATCTACCATCATCAACATCTTTTTTTGCCATATTGCATATTTGTTCGTTTCTCTCCTCATTTTCACTTAAACGCTTTATAAAAGTAGTCCATTGTCGAAACGGGGATACTTGTACTCCTGTATTTATAATAACTACTTTACAATGCATTTCATTTGATTCACCAGCAGAGGTAACTGGTCCCATTATATCATAAACGAGACACTCCATACTATCTTTTCTCTTGGGTGTTGCTGAAAGTCCTAAACGATATCGAGCATTTATACTATTCGTTACTGTACGAAAGCAATTTGCTGCAGCCGTATGTACTTCGTCGACAATTACCAATCCAAAAGTATTTTGAATGCCTCCCAAAAAGTTTTTGCCTTTATCAGTAATAAAAGATTGATAAGTACTAAGACACACATCATAATCTGACAAGTCTTCTCGACAATTTGTAATACCTACAATTTTATCTGTATTATACTTTTCTTGCAACTCTTTTAGATTAGTATGATTTTGAAAAGTGGTTAAAAACTGATCCAATAAATCTTGTTGATGTGTTAAAACAAGAGTTTTTTGTCTTAATGAACAAGTTATAAAACTCGACATACAAGTTTTTCCAGATCTGGGACTAGATTGCAATATTCCATATTTATATTTTAACCACTTATTCGTAGTTATTATTTGATTATCCCACAATTTGGAAGTGAATTTTAAATCATATTTGAATGATGCATTGGTTGTTTGATCAACTATTTGAAGATCTTTAAAAATTTTATAGATTTTACCCAAATTGCCTCGACAAAAAGCCATATAGCCTTTATTACGACTATATGTTCTTATTTCACGAGTTTCGTAAAGAGGACACTCCAAACAAGCACTTGAATCTTCATGTTTATTAGTGCACCTTTGACAAGCTGTATCATCTATACAATATGTAAAAAAATCTAACAAACTTACATTTTCTTCCACAAATGAAGCAGGCACATACAGCCTCTCCCTCAAATATGCTTTTATCATTATTAACCTTTATTAAATTGATTATTTTTATCTTTCAAATTTTCTTTTTCGACATCTTTCTTTTCTTGTTTTTCCACCTCAATTATACCTTCAGATTGTCTCACTTCGCCTGTAATGAATACAGGACGTTTTTTATCCTCACTCATCCTATCACCTCCTCTCTTTAATTATACCTTTTTTGAAGATTAACATCCCAAAATGTCTTGATGGTCGAAATGATCGTTGTTCATTGAACAATAAGGCTATCAAAGACCATTCGACAATTTTGGGTTTTCTCAATCTAAGATTATAAAAGCAACCCTTAAAACTCTTCAAGTTCTTCTTTTTCGATGTCTTCTTTTTCGATGTCTTCTTTTTCGATATCTTTAAGCTCTTGTTCTTTAACTAAAGTAGAATTCTCACCTCTTTTCTTTAACAAAGATTTTGGCAGATTAAGAACAAATTCATATTTAATATCCAATGGTAAATAGGTAGTTAAATAATTGAAATCTAACTTATTAGTTTTAGTTTCTTGTAGAGCAATTTTAGAAGGGGTATGATAAATATTAATATCCATAAAAGCTGTTCTTAATGCTTTTCCCTTATAACTCGAAACATAAGCTATAAGCTTTTCGACTGCAGCTGATGGGATAGAATAAATCCTACATAAAGACCCCAACTTCTTTTTACCCAAAATTCCCACCACAAATTGAAGTAGTCCTTCAGAAGCTTCACCCCTTTCCTTATTACCTAAATGTTCAATAGCTTCTTGTATCATAGAACTTAATTCGGTTTCTGTATTAAGATTTCGTTGAATAACTTTAGTTTTTAATGAAATCTCTTCCAAAGGAACATCAGTAGTAATCTTAATTTCTTCTACACCCAAACAACACTCATCTAAGGCGGCATTTAGATCTGCAGGTACTATAGATACAAATTGAAAGCTATTACCTCTTTTTCTAACATCTTTAACATTATTTGTTATTTTAAATAAACTAGAAATAGTATCCATTATAATAATTTTGCTTGTTTGTAAATTAAAACCCTCTTCGACAACTGCTAATAAATTTTCTACACTTGCAAACATTATTACTTTAGTGCGAATATCAGGACATTCCAAAAATTCAGCTAACTTTTTTAAATTTTCTTGAAATACATTAGTAATTATAAGGGGTTTGTATTTGTCTCTATCGATTAAAAGAGCAAGAACTGCAGGTGAGTACTGCGTAAAGCCTATCATGATTCAAAATTCCTTTCTTTAATAATATTCCTGTTATATTTTTTATGAATCACCCATAGTTGTCCACAGGACAACTATGGGTGATTCACTTTGATACTTTATTTTAACAATTCAATTAGTACATTAAAAAAAGCTAAAACGATAGTACCTATCAAAGCCACCAATAAAGGAGTTTCATCTTTTGTATACTTAGTTCCAAGTGCAGCACCTAACCACATAAATAATATAGATAAAGCGAACCATAAATTCATAAATGTATATTCCTTATACGCTTATCTCGATATTTTCTTTGTACTTTGCGAGAGAATCAAACAACCAAGATTATGATGCATTAAAGCTTTACATTCAAACTTAAGGACGATAAACCTTGTTCATATTTTGCAAGATGAATACAATCAAAATTATCTAAAGGAATAGGAGCTTCTATTCTACCTTCTGTAGTGCATGTTGAGGGCGAAATAATAATAACAGTTTTGAATTTTGTCTTAAGGAAAGGAATTAAAAATTCTCCAATTGCTTCTCTACCATTACTATCGATGTTTGCATCTATTTCATCTAATATTATCAGATTGGTTCTTTTTCTTGCATTAATTAAGCCAGCTAAAGTAGGGATTAAAGCAATAAGAAACCTTTTTTTATAACCCCCATTTAAAAAACGCACATCTTTTTCTGCATGCTCTCCTCGTTTAAAAAGAATATCCACTGAATTTTCATTTGCATCGACTGTAAAGCTTATTTTCTCATTAAAAATTAAAGGAACAAACATATTAAGTTTTTGTGCAATAAGTTCAGCAACTCTGGAGACTTGAATCTTTTTAAGGTTTGAGGGCAAATAAGCCTTATAACAGGTATTTACAATTTTTCTAAAAGAATTTAACTTATCTAATGAAGATACTTGTTTAGCTACTTTCTCTATTTGATATGTATAATCGCTAACTGAAGTTTTTAAAGTAATGAATTCTCGTAAATCTGATGTAAGTGTAGGAATTATTTCATCATATAATTCAATTTTTTCAGCAATTTCTTTTTTTATATCTTTTAATCGATCTTTATTTTCAACTATTTTTGGAAGTTCAGTTAACTGAAGTTCTAAAGAAAACTTTTCACTACTTCTACCAAATTCTTTTTGCAAATTTTTAAGTTTTTCTTGAATTTTAGGAAATTCTTTTTGAATTATTTTTGCATGAGCTTGATCATACTTTTTATATATTTCCATTTGCTTTTTAAGTCTTTGTGCTTCTTTAGTACTATTTAATTTACATTTAAAAATTTCTATTTCTTGATCAAGTTGTGTAATATCAATTTTAACATTGCTTGTATTTTCAATGGATTCCAACACACTGTGATATTTCTGTATTTCATCAATTAACTTCAATTGATGTTGAAATTTCCTATTATCTATTTCATGTTGTTTAATAGACGATTCTAATTCAACTATTTCAGAAGAAAGTGTTTTCAATTCTACTTTAATGTGTGTAGAATCCAACAATTGACCACAACGCGAACATTTACCTCCATCCTTTGATAATGTGGATAAATCTTTGATAATGCTTTTTTTATCGTTTAAGAGTGAACGTTTTGCAATTAGCTCTTCTATAACTTGTTTCGCCAATTGAGGTATATCTTTAGAATCACTTGTAAGATCAACCGAAAGTATATTAATTTTACTTATAAGTTCTTGTCTTTGTTTAAGTTGCCTATTTAAAATTTCAGCTTTTCCTCTTTGTTGCACCAAAGAATCCAATTGATCACTTAATTTAAAGATATCTTGATTCACGTAATCCTTTACAATAGAAAAATCTTGTAGCAATTTTTCTTTAATTTGCCATTGCTTTAGATACATTTGATAGGTGCTTTGCTTTGATTGCTGCTTTTCAATGTCCGCAGAAATCTCTTCTAATTTTCGAACGATTCCATACCTTTGAATTGATAATTGTATATTTTCTTGTGTAGAAAGAGTAGTTAATTTATTTTCAATGGAACATTTAAGAGCGTCTAATTTTATTTTATCTTTTTTTGCAATACCCAAGTATTGAGTACAAATATCTATTCTTCTCTCTAACAAATCTAATGAAGGGTATTTCTTTAAATATACCTCCAACTGATCCATAATTTCTTGAGCTTTAGCAACATCAGCTAATTGTTCATCTACTTCATCCAATTTATCTTTAAGTTTAGATCTTATTTGATCATAGATATCAAAACCAAATACTTTGCTTAAATAAGCTAATCTTTCAGATCCTTTTCCATATGCCAAAACATGAAGTCCATCTTGTGATAAATAGTAAAAGCTGCTAAATTCTTCGGCAGTAAAAGGCAGTAATCTAGCAATATATCTCTCGGCTTCAGGAATTCCTCCACCAATTCTAAGAGATTCTCCATTCCTTAGAATATTATAACCTTCGTATTCAAAATCAAGATTGTCAAAAAATTGACGAATTTCGTAATCTATATCATCAAGTTTAAATTTGACATGTGCATAATACCCAGGATTTGCTATTAATTTTCTTTTTCCTTTTGAAGATAAAGGCGTATAGCCAAAAAGTATATTATATAATACATTAAAGGGAACACTTTTTCCTGCACCATTAACTCCACCAATATATACAGCACCCTGATCCTTTAAAGGAATTTTAACTAAATTGTTAGTACAATAGGTTGCAGCCTGTTTGAAAGCTAACTCCTGAAACTCTAACATTATGTCTAACCCCTTTCATATTCGAACCCTTCATCTCCTCTATATATCAACAAATGCTTGTCTTCTTTAGCTTTAAATCTTTTTTTAAGATAAGTTAAACCTTCTAGCAAATTTCTTTCTCCACAAGTGAAAAGATCTATTGCAGCATAACCACGTTCGGGCCAGGTATGAACGGATAAATGTGATTCGGCAATTAATATATACCCACTTACCCCTTGAGGTGCAAATTTATGAAATTTCTGTTGAAGTACATTAACATTTAAAAATTTTGCGGTATCTAATAAAATTGCAGAGACTTTATCCAAATCGTCCAAAATCTTAAATGGACATCCTATTAACTCCACTATCAAGTGTTTTCCCAATGCATTCAATGGCCTGCCCTTTCTTTGTAGCTACTAGAAAATTAATAATTATCGCGTAAATCTCTTTACACACCTCGGTTAAGTTCCTGTGCGCATCGATCCTCCTTATAATTGAAGACTCTAAACTATTATAGATAGTTTTTACTTTTTCTAAAAATTCTTTTTTTTCAAAACTAGTTGTTTTAGCCCTATTTTTAATAATACGGGTTAAAGCTGTATCCACATCTATATCAAATAAAAATGTTAGATCGGGATTTAATATAACATTTTTGTTTAATTCAAAAATATACTCAGGTGATAAATCAACTCCTTGATAAGCAATGTTAGAATAAAAATATCTATCTAATAAAACTATTTTATCTTCACGTAAAGCAGGTAACAAATTTTTATCTCTATTTTCTATTCGATCTTTAACAAATAAATCAGCAACAATTTGAGGATCAGGCAGCTTCCCGCCAGAAGAAGCTGCCTCCCTAATCTGTGTCCCAAATATACCATTTGATGGTTCTGCAAAATTTACTACATCAAAACATGCTATAGATAACTTTTTAAAAAGATTTTGAATGCAGATGCTTTTCCCGCTACCGTCGATACCTTCAAATACAATTAGATGGCCTGAATATGTTTTCAGATTGTTTACCCAAACATTCATTATTAACCCCATCCTCCTCTAAAGAAACCCAACCAGTAGCCTGATTAAGATCGTATTCACATATTTTCCCTTTAAACCACTTTTTACTACCGTTTGGCATTTCGGCAAAAGCATATAAATATAAAGCATCTCTATGAGCCAAGGTCAAAATATCACCATTAGTTAACTCTTCATTTTCTTCTTGTGCTTCAGGCTGAATTTGTTCAACGATTTTTAAGCTTTCTTTAAGATACTTAAATATTCTCTCTGAATCCAAAATTAAATCTTCAATCACAGGTAATGATCTAATAGACGAGTGTATTTCACAGTACATACAATATAAATTTATATTTAATGATTCAATTAATTTTTCAATAGTAGTAGTAGTTAACATAAGAATGTCTCCTTTTTATACAAATTTTGAATAAAAAAAATCCTTTTTTTAAGACACTCTCGAACCTTAACGCACATCCTTAGTTTTTAAATAGCTGTTTCCCTTTTCTCTCCTGTTAGTTGTAATTGAGTTATTTGGTGATATATCTGTTCCTTCTAAAAATAAATTAATATCTAAACCTTCATTTATTTTTAATACTATCTAAGATAGATTCTACTGTTTCATTCGTCGTCTTAAATAATTTTTCTAAGGCTTCACGCAAAAGTTTAGGTTTTGCTTGAAGCTCGTCAAGGCTATCTTTACACTTTTTTAAATCACTAATAGATTTTTCTAAATTTACATCACTCACTTAAATATCCTTTCAATATAATAATTAGATTAAATAGGTGCCACACCTTTTGCAATAAGTGGCATCCGAGTTAGATGCTAACCCACACATTGTACAAATAAGTTTATTCCCTGTAGTGATGGGTTTTTCAACTTCTTCCATTGTTCCTATAAAGCCCCTTAATTGTAAAGTGATAGTATGAGAAACTTCTTCCAACTCTCCAATACAGGCTTCTATAAATTTCTGATTTGAAATACTTCCTTTTGTAGTAATACCTTCATCAACATTTGGAACTACTCCATTACTACTTTGAAAATTAGAGGCCTGAATATCTCTTACTTGCGTAGAATTTATATTATAAGCACTCCCTATGCCTGAAGACGACGAAAGAGAAACAGTTTCATCAGTCCATGTATAACGTGATGGAGCAACACGTTTAGGCTTAGGATAAGGTGGATAATAAGGTGGATAATAAGACGGATAATAATACGTATTACATATAGTGTAATATTCTATACAGTTTCTCTGTTTTTCAAAAGTAAACTCTACACGAATTAATCCATCATCGATCTTATCCCCTCGATACTCTGCTATTTCAGAAGTCTTCCTAATAAACTTAAATCTATTCCCGGAACTTAAATTCTCAGCAAACCTCTCAATTTCGCGTTCATGTCCTCCATCAAGAATATAAGTACTATTATTTCCAAATATATTTTGACCATCGATGAAAATTTTCACTGAAGCTTTTCTAGTTTCTAGATTCTTTAAAAGAATCGAAAACTCTGAGTTAAATGGAAGATATACTCCATTTTCTCGTTCTCGTAAAATTTGACGATTACATTTCAATGCAACTACAAAATTATTCTTATGCATAAACAAAATTCTCCTTTCAATCGCCCAACTAACGATTATCTTTTTAAAGTTGGAAAGCTCTATGCCTAAAGAGCTAAAATTTTAAGGCATTAACTACTAAGAGTACATTAAAATCTGCGTATTCTTTAAGACACAAAAATTATTTCAGCCATAGCTAAATTCGTGAATTACCCATCGTGTCCTACGGATAACTATGGACTTCTAAGTTCTTAGAATTCTCTAATGAGAACGCCTCCCTTAGTTTTTGTTTAGAGACCGATTGCATCCCACAACCAGTCTATATTGAAAGTTTCTTAAGTATTTTCTTTAAAGATTAACTATCTTCGTTGATCTTTAAAAAATTTAAGAATACTTCTTTCATATTTAATGGGGTTGATTAACCTAGCATTATAAAAAATAACTTCCATTATTTCGAGTTTCCTTAGGATATTCTCTAAGTATCTTATCATGTTGAGATACGTTCCATTTTACAATCATGCCATCCTCGGCACAAACAGCATAATTAGCTTCACCATAAATTTTAAAATAAAGTACATTCTTCCAATTAAATAAAATAGGTGAATACATTTCTGCTATAATTAGATAATTTTTATTTACAGAAATAAAATCTTGTTGAGCTTTACACATCTCCTTTTTCCTTATAAGGAATAATCGCTTGAGATATCCTGAATAGCTCGAAATACAGCCAAAACGGTATTTCGATCCAAATCTTTAGCTCCTTCTGACAACTGCTGATAAGGTACCATCAACTCTTCTCCCATCTCACTTTTTCTAGAAAAAATACCTTGATCAAGTTTTGAAATCATCCAAGCTGTATGAACTTTAGCACTAACTACCTCTACATCTGGCAATTTAATTTTGTTTTCAGGCATTGTTGTGCTCCTTCTTATATTTCTACTTTTTTCTCTTCCAAAGAAATGCTAAATACCACACCATTTAATTCCATAGAATTATTTTCTCTATTAGAAAACTCATCAAACCATTTTTTACCTAGCACGATAGCAAATTTTGTTCTTTGAATATCTTTACGTAAAATAGCTAAACATTTTTGGACATCCTCTATTCTAATATCAAGCCAACTCAATTTATTAGCGTCTGAGACATGTTTAACACTATTAAAAGTATTCAAAGCTTCTGCAATTAATTCATCACTTATGGTAAGCTTTTTACATGTATCTAATTTCGCTTGTACGATATCTACCTTTGGTAAGCTACTTAAACCCTTCATCTTAATATTAAACTCTTTAGCAAAATAAAAATCAGTAGCTTCTACTTTTTCTACTTCTGGATGAAAACCTTTCGTAGTTAATCCCATGTTTGCAAGGTATTCTAACTGTTCTGAGGTCAAACTCGCAAATGCACCTGTAATCTTTTGAGGTTTTTCAGGCTCTATTGAGTTTCTTAAAAATTTTAGTGTTTTCAATTCAGCTTTTAATTCCAATTCTTTATATACTTTAGTAAATAATTCTTTCGCAGAAGTTCTTCCCTCTGCGGTAGCTCTATTCATAATAGGGATATTATCGAAATGCACTTCATATATTTCACTTGACTTATATATAGCTTGCTTATCAATTAAACCTTGTTTTTGAAAGATTTCAAAACTCTTTTCAGACATGGAAAGAGGTAAACAATTAACATTCAAAAAACCATCCTTTACTAATGTATAATTTCGCCATACAAAAGTTGGAAAAATGTTCTTGATAAAACCTTTTTTTCTATAATCTTTCTTAAGTTTTACAGCACCTGGAATATTAACTAATACCGAAAGATTAAGTCTACTTTCATTCCATACTAAATTAGAAAATTTACATTTTACATCAGATTCTGGTTCAAATATTGGATAGCCTTCTTTAGAAACACTCGGCACTCCAATTCTCTTATAGTTAAAGGCCTTATGTTGTGGATACAAATAAGCATCATTGTCTTCAAATAATAATTCAAGAGCATCCAATACACAAAATGCATCAATTGGAGGTAAATAGTGGGGATCCCAGCCATTAATAAAACGTTTGGCGGGCGATTTTACAGCTTCCCCAATTCTACGTTCGGCAGCACCATATTCTTCATTAGTAAATGCGTTTGAAACTACATCAATTAAGGCCTTATCTCCTAAAATACTAAGTAATTCTAGTGCTTCATCTGTTTTTGTCTTCTGAACAAGAAGGTAAATGGCTGCGTATATTCCTTTAATAAAGCTTTCAATTTTAGTATCTTTACCAGTACTTGCTTTTGTCAATTTAACAAGATCTATCACACCTTCAGGTCGCTTACTTGTAAGAGTATATATGTAATTTTTACCTTTCCCGCGTGTTTTAGTTGGAGTAAATAAGATATAACCTTCTGAATCAACTGAATATATATTAATATCTGTGCCATTTATACCAAAAAGGATATCTCCGGTATTAACATTAACTTTAATTCGCACTTTACCACTTACATCTTGAACGTTCTTGATAAATTCAGATAATGTAATATTAAATGTTGGTAGATCACTGCTGTGAATTAAGGCACCCCCCAATGCCTCAGTCATTTGAGCCATTAGTGTTTTGTTGTAGTAATTACCATAGCCTACCAATAAGCTTGCGGTAATTTTACCTTGAATGGCAGAAATTGTTCTAAAAATATCATTAATTTCTTGTTGATAATTTTGAACAACAGGATAGCCATCTGTAAAAAAACATAGGGCATATCTATTTGAAAAAATGCTTAAATCTTGAATTACAATAGCAGTATTATCTAATATCTCAGAAAAACAGGTAGTATTTAATGTAGTATTATTCTTACGAATAGCTTGCTTTAATAACTCATAATCCTCCCCGTCACCTGATATTTTAAAGCCTTTTAATATAAAATTATAACATCCCTCACCACTGAACCAACCAAGAGTAAGGGTATCACCCACAGGAATTTGTTGCGCCCGTTCTACCAAATCCTCTGTTAATTTCCCTATTAACCCATACATTGATCCACTGCGATCATAAATCCAAATATGATTAGTGGATTCTGACGCACTGTTATCTTGTTCGGGAGTTAAGTCTACTTCTTCTTGTAGAAGGTATAAATTTGACTTAATATCCAAACATCTCATGGAATTCTCCTTTTATTTGATTAATTTATTGAAATTATTAAAACATAACAATCCCATCCCATATCCAATTAATATTAATGCACCAATAGGAGAAAAAATAGTCATAAGAACCACACGAGGATCATAAATGTCGTTGACCAAATTCATCATTACTTTAAAAACTATTGTTGATAACATTGTCCATGTAATTATAATGAATATCATTGTTAATAAAGTCATCATTTTCTTTCTGCAGACACACTTAACATTGCAAAGAATATAGACCACGATTGCATTAAGTACCTACATAATATTTCTGCATTTGATATCAACACTTCTAACTTCTAATTTCAACACTTTCTTACAATCAGGGCGCTTTATAATCTTAGGTTGAGAAAACCCATAGTTGTCGAAGACACTATGGGTGATTCACATTCTCTTATTCCATAATTCTATTGCAATAAGTGCATCATCTTCGTAGCTGCCTTTGTGAATGGTTCTTGTTCTTGTTCCACATTTTTGACATACAATGATTATGCCATCTTGTAGAGATATACCTATACTATCCTCTACTTCTTCTATAATTTCTTCTATAATTTCTACTTTAGACAATCCGCCACACATGGGGCAAGATAGCAATTCTCCGTCATACTTGATATCACACTTATTGCCCCAAAAGTAAACTATCATTTGTTTGCCTCCTTAAGGTTTAACACATCTGGAGGGATTACTGTGGAGGTAGGGGAGCTCACCTCCTGAAATCCAAAGAATTTGTTTATTTTTTAAAAAATTTAACAACTAAAGTACCCAGATAGTACCCAATTAAAATGAATATAGAAATAGGAGCAAGAAAGGAAAGAACAAATCTTAATTCACTATCTTGATAATTACCTAAAATATGATATATTGTGGCACCCAGAAAGCCCCATACAATTAATATTAACATTATTGCAAAGACAAAAATCATTTTGATAATCCTTTCCAAAAAATCAACTATTGATAATATTAATTATTCGGCACGTCATGGCCAGTAGCAATTCGCCCGCATCCATCGTATAGCTTTTAATATGAGAGTGCGTACTCACCATATCTGTTAAAATGTTTGCCATTATATTACTAGAGATTTTTATATTTAATTTTTGCATTTCTTCGATGAGTCTCGAATAAGCGGGGAATGAACCTACTAAATTCTTTTTTACAGAAGCGTACAGCATATTTGTATGAAAATCAATTAAACTCTTTAAAAAATATTCAACATTCTGAATATTCTTAAGAATAGTCAACGCAGTAGCATACTTACCCATATAAACACTTAATAAGTATTTACTTACTAATACACTTGGGGGTAAATCGACTACCTCTTTAATAATTTCAGGGAGAATAGATAAATCTATTTTACCCTTACCTTTTACATAATAAATTACTTTTTCTAAAGCTTTTAATCCGTCTCGAGGTTGACCTCGAACTAATTTAGATATTTCTATTAGGCTTTTTTTGTCTTCGGCTATAATGGATTTCTCAGCAACAGCTACTTTATAAAGCAATTTGGCTAAGTCCTTGTATTCAAGAGGGTTTGTTTGGAATTTAAGACATCTACCCAAGATAGTATCTTTAAATTTTTCAGGTTCAGTGGTGCAAAGTATCCATACAACATGTTCGGGAGGTTCTTCCAAAGGTTTAAGAAAACACTCCCGAGCTGCTGGAGTGGACATGTGAAATTCGTCTAATATATAGACCCTAAAATTAGATTCAGGTAGATATAAAGACTGATTAATTAATTCCCTTGCATTATCTACACCTGTAGCATTTGCCATATTTAATTCGTGGATATCAGGATGGTCTTCAATTTTATCTAATTTACAAGTAGAACATTCTCCACATAATAATTTATCACCAGTACAATTGATATATCTTGCAATAATGCGAGCAATCGAAGTCTTGCCCGATCCGGCACTCCCATATAACATGATAGTGTGATTAATTTTTCCGCTTTCAAACATTCCCCTAAGGGTATTAACTATTTCATTTTGTCCAACCAAATCCTCAAGACACTTTGGTCTATACTTTACATCCAAAGATTCAGTAGTTGTTAAAAAAGGCACTTTTAATTTCTCCTTTTCTTTGATTTTGATACTTTCATATTCTTTTACAATAGTCTCTCGGTTGATCCACATAGTGCCTGTATTTGCACTTGCATATTTCGACCAGTCAATTTTTTCAAAAATTTGGCGAACTCCCGAAACATGGCACTTAATTCTTTCAGTCGTTTGTATAGCAACCGGGTCGTCAACTTCTCGGACCAACTGCTTGCGTGCTCCACAAACAACAAACAGAAAATCAGCATGATACCTTTGTGCTTTTGGTAAAAAAACAAAATCTGGATGAGTTGTTAATGGAGCCGTCAGAATACGTTTATTGGTGGTCGAAGACCACTTAGTAGTGCCTATTTTTCGAGTTGTCCATATTTGAAATGTGCATTTTACATCATAATCTAAATTGTTAAAAACAAAGGAAAAAGGTTTTAATCGCTTATTAAAAATAAGAGCAAAACGTGTATCTAAACGTCTATGAATGCTCCACTTTTCCCAGACAACAGGAACTATAAAAGCTATAGTATCAGAATATTTGGCTGCATGATTAAAAAACTGCACAGCATACTTCGACTGCACACCAAACGGAGGATTTCCAATTGTTATTATTCGCTTAGTGGTCTTCGACCACTCTGTAGGTAAACCATATTGTAAAAAATCTCCTTGAATTACACCGAAACATTTAGGCTCTATATCCAACCCCAGTCTTTTATTAGCTGGTAATAATTCAAAAAAGCTACCAGTTCCCGCACTGGGCTCAAGAAAAATATCATAATAGTCCTCGTAATCTGATGGATAAATTTGCTTTATGTAGGCTATGCACTCTCTTGCAACTTCAGTTTTTGTATAATATTGATTTAGTTCCTTACAATTCACCGAACAATTCCTTTTCAGTGATAGCATATTTGAACCAATCAAATTTTTTACGATTCAATGAAATACTCCACTCTTCTTTGGATCCATTTTGAATCTTACTCATCTTATTTTTGGAACCTCCCATTATATGGGCACCTGAAAATGAAATGTCTTTTGCATAGTGTTCCTTTAGCTTTTTTGTAGGAATGTAAAGCAAAGTATATGAACCCGTATCTTCATAAATAGTTAAAAACAGATAACCCTCCAAGGATTGATAAAGTCTAACTTGGTTTCCCCTAAAAATTCTGTTATCTCTGCTAGTTAGAACTGCGATCTTTAACTCATAATATTTATTCGCTTTGCAGAGATCGCCTCGATCTTCCTTTTGTTTGGATTTTCGATCAAAATAACCACGAGCTTGAAAATATAACTCACAAAGAGGACCTCTCTGTTGTCCAGTAAGAGGAAGCAATTTTTTAACAAAAACTTCTAAGGGTAGCTGTTTCAAAACCTCTACGTTATTGAGCTGATTGTAGGAATTACGTTGTAATAGACACAAATGACAAGCATCTTCTTCCTTAGATATTAGATCATCAAGGTTTTCAAATCGTATAGCCATCAAATTCTCCTACAAGTGAGTTTTCATCGCGTGCCTATGTTTCAGTTCAACGATCAGTAATCAATTATGTATTAATTATACAGGTTATTCTGAGAAAAGTCAACCCTTTTTGTTCAACTCCTCTTAACATTTACGTAGTTTACATCTTTTTATGTATGAATGTAAAATCACTATCCTAAAAGGATTTATTGACCATAGAGATAGTGGGTGATTCACTTTCCATATAATTCAGTATTTATAATCTCCAATTGAACATTTGAGATATTTTTAAAAACTATCTTTTTGAGAATCTTTTCTGGTGAAACATCGACAAAATCTAAAAAATTAGCAAAAGCTTGACTTGCAAATCCCGGACTAATTTTATGCACATTCGTAAAATCCAAAATAATAAAGGGCTCTTCATTCAGCCAAGCTTCTTCATTAAGAAGCTTGGCTAAATATTTATTTACAAAGGTAATCGCTTGACTTCGGTCGGCCAAACGACTACTAAATTCTTTACCTACATCAACAACTTGCATTTAGGCTCCATTAATAGAATATAAGTTTCAATATATCTTCTGCAGCTTTATTGCGAGTTTCAAAATTTGTAATACCATAATGATCATGCAATAACATTGCTATATTTGAAATATAGCCGTCTTTAAATCCGCCTGGTTGTGAATCTGCTTCAAAAGCATCTTTCATTACTTTACGCGCTTTAACAATTTCTTTTGACAATTTAATTCCCTCCTACGTCTACTATATTACTTCATTAAAAAACGATAATCTTCACGATACGTAATTTGCTGTTTTATAGGACTTTACAATTATATCATTTTCATTACACGAAAATGCAACAGCCGCGCCAGTCGTAGTTTCTCTGACTCGTGCATAAACTACTTTAATTAAATCTTTATACTTTTGCTCTAAGAAATCATTTGTAAATTTGAACAAAGCCCGAGCCATATTTTCGGCTGTGCAATTTTTCTTCATTACTAAAACACGCTCAAACTTACTATAAAAGAATTCAATAACTTCCTTATCTTCTTCCTCCGCAAAAACAGTAGCGTGATCAAAATCATCAACAAAATCTTTAATGGGTTTCAATTCCTTAAAATCTAATACCATGCCAGTGTTGTCATCTACTAAACCCTTTAAAGCAATTTCCCAAATATAACTATGGCCATGCACGCTAAATCTACAGCGGGTGCTTACTGCATTTTTAACAATATGGGCAGTTTCTGACTTCATGATTTTTTCAATCAAAGCTTCAGGCATATAACCTCCAAAAAATCAATATATTTTTAAATGATTATTTTAATCCACCTAACCTAATACTCTTTTTCATTTATCTCTTTAACAAATTTGTAATATTTTAACTTCTGCCTCCTTCAAAAGACCTTCAGTAAATTCATCAGGATATGGTTCTTTATAAAAGATTTTACAAATTCCTGCACTTATTATCATTTTAGCACAAGTAGCACAAGGCATATGCGTTACGTAAATGGAGCAGCTATTGAGGTCTCTTCGTGCATATATTATAGCATTTTGTTCTGCATGCATAGCACGACAAATTTCAATTCGCTGTGCTGATGGAATATCCAATTCCGCTCGCAAACAACCACGTTCATCACAATGTTTTAATTTACTTGGAATACCGTTATAACCCGTTGATATAATTCGATTCTCTGTGTCTACTATAACTGCACCTATTTTTCTCCTTATACAGGTTGATCTACAGGAGGTCAACTCAGCAATACTCATAAAATATTCGACCCATGGAAGTCTCTTTTTATTATATTCGGTAGACATTATCAGCTCTTATCTCCCTTGTTGCATTAGTGATATCAACCACTCGCTTTGAATTACTTACTATGGCTTCGTAATTATAGCAACTATGATTTACTGCAATAATAATTGTTTCAAAACCACATAAATTATCATAACGAGGCGTTATTGAATAACTATGCAATGTTTTAAAAATATCGCCATCTCTTTTTAATATAGGGATGTAAGGATCATTATAATCAATGATTAAGCCTTTTTCTTCTAAATAATCCATTAAGCGTAATACTCCTGACTCGCGTATATCATCAATATCAGGTTTATACGTAACACCTAATATAAGTATATTAGCCTCGGGTAGGAGAATATGCCGACCTAATATCTCACAAATTTTGGTAGCAATGTATTTTGGTTGACCCCAATTAATTGCTTCAGCTTCCGAAATTAAACGAGATTTACATTCAAACTTTTTAACACGATAAGTTAAATAGGTGGGATCAGTTGAAATGCAATTATGTACTATAAGACCATTTGAGGTAATTATAGTATGATTATTCTCTATTTCTGCAGAATAGACAAAAGTATTTGAAGGCTCAATCATGATATCTTTAACTTTTAAGGCATAATAATTTCCATAATCTTTAACATAATCATATATAATTCTTTTTTGAAGATTATTAAAGTATGTTTCAAATAAAGATTTACGTATTTCACCAAACAATTTTTTTGCGTTTTCTAAATCTTCTGGACCTGAGAGCGAAAGTAATCCATCTCTTTTTTGAATTTTAGGAATTACACCAAAATCTTTCAATAATAAACCAATTTGTTGAAATAAATTTGGACTTGAAGTAAAATAATTTATAGAAGCACTTGTTTTGTTATAAATCCTCCCCTTAGCATCTTTTTGTTTCCCTGAAAAAATATAACTTCCTCCATCTCCTCTAAATAATCCACTTAATAATTCAAATTTTAAATCAGAGGAAGCATTATAAAAAAGAGCTGGAATTTGCTTTTCATAACAATTTTTTCCACATTTTAAAATATTTTCAAATAAAAATCCAAGAAAATATGAAGGAATTCTAATGCAAGTTGCTTTAAAATTTTTATCTTTAAAAACCAATGGTTTTAATTCAAACTTAGTTTTTAATATAGACACAACATCCTCTATATATTCAAATTCTGTTGAATTAAACGTAAAGGCTGTTTTTAAACTATCTCCATTATTCAGGACACAACCTTCACTCAAATAATAACCAATTAATCGAGCAAAATCCTTATCTACAAAGATAATACAGGGAAACTTGCTAAAGCTGGGACCGCTTCCTCTGCACAAATAAAGATTAGATCTGGGGATATTTAAATCTTTTTCTAATTCTAAATATTTTTCTAAAGGTAAATAATCAGAAATAAAATAATTCATCGCAATTCGTAAATTACCTATTTTTTTCTTTATGGTATCTTTGTAATCTTTAAAACTGCCTGTTTTAAGTTTAACTCTCACTTTCGGATACACAGAAGGATCTAGATATTCAAGAATATCTAGATTCATAGAGTTCCAAAAATTTTGTTTCGGAAGATTTTTATTTAAAATCAACAAATCCCCAGATTTAATATCTTTCGCATATTTGATCTGAATCCCTTTCTCCTCAATGAGCATAGGATGCAAATCACTTACTCGAAGAGAATACCCATAATGGCAATTTATATCAATCATATTCCCTATAAATTTTCTTTTTGAAAAACAATTAACTTTTTCGTAAGTGATACTTTTATCAGATATGTTAAAAGATAAACATTTTGTGTTTTCAGGATAAAAGAATTCGGTATTATTTACTATTTCTTTACGACAATTTAAAGAATCTACATAAGGACCAAAATCAACAATTTTATGCTCTTTGTTTTCGATTAAGAAGAGTTTTGATTTTCCATCTAAACAGTGCCCTCCGACGAAGCCTGGAGTAAACTTTTGAAATCCAAAAGGTTTTGTAGAGGCTGCTTCTACAACTTTCCAAATATCAATACCCATCTGTTCACACAAATAACGCATTTCATTTATTAAAGCAATATTAACTGCACGATAAGTATTTTCTAAAATTTTTGCAGTTTCTGCAATTTCAACAGAATCCACAGGTATCACTTTATCAAATACCTGTTGATAGAGAACTTGCACTCTTTCCAAACATTTTTTTGTTATTCCTGAAACTAATTTAGGAATTTGTTTGATTGGAATTTTACTACCAGGGTTTTCACGTTCGGGTGAAAATGCTACAAAATAATCTCTTCCCACTACTTTACCTGTTGCCTTTTGAATAACATTACATATTTCTTCTCGTGTAGTACCCGGGTATGAAGTGCTCTCTAAAATAATTAACTGATTCTTACAGAGATATTGTTTCAGTTGATTCACAACATTTCTCACGTAGGAAAGATCTGGTTGTCTATATTCATTTAATGGTGTAGGTACCGTTATAATTATAACATCCATGTTTTCCAATATAGAAAAATTAGAAGTAGGATAAAAGGTACAATTCGCAATTCTATCAGATTGAATTGTTGAAATATATGATTTATTACTGCGAATTGTATCAATTTTATTTTCATCAATGTCAAATCCAACTACACGAAATCCAGCTTCACAAAAGGTGAGAGTAAGAGGAAGCCCCACATATCCTAAACCTACAACACCTATCCATACTTCTTTAGTTGTAATTTTTTCAATTAAATCTAAATCTTTATCAGAAATTTTCTTTAAAATATTATTACGATTATCCATGATTTTCCTACTTTAAACTCCTTTAGAAGATTACTACTTTTAATCCCAAAAAGATCTCATCTATTTTTTTCTTCTTTATTTATTCTATTACTATAACCATCATTTGACCACCCACCCCCAACTAAAATAAAAGTACAAGGATTAATAATTTTTTCAGTAGTAAGGCTAAAACATTTTTCACAAAGGGGTAAAGAGTTATCTAACATAGATTTACGCTGATCAAATATATGGCCACATCTTAAACATTTAAATGTATAGATCGGCATGTTATCTCCTTACAACTTTAATGTGCCCATTTTCTAAAAGAACTACACACTCTTTAACATTTTCTAAAGAGGGTGTTTCAAACATGGTTTCTAGCATGATACTTTCCATAATAGATCTTAAACTACGAGCTCCAGTACCCATATCCAGTGCCTTTTGTGCAATATATTCAAGAGCTGACTTATCAAATTTTAAATCAATGTTATCCATTAATAATAATTCTTGATATTGCTCTACGAGAGAATATTTAGGAATTGTTAAAATTTTAATGAGATCATCTATGTCTAACTCATCCAATGTAACAATAATAGGAACTCTACCTACCAACTCAGGTATTAATCCGTATTTGATTAAATCCCTATGTGTAACCTGTTTCAAATACTTTTCTACTTTATCTGAAGAAGAAACCTTTTCAGTCAAAAAACCAACATTAGAGTTTCCTTGTCTTTCCGCAATTAATTCGGCCAATCCATTGAAGGCACCCCCAAGTATAAATAATATATTACGAGTATCTATGCGAACATATTGCTGTCCTGGATGTTTTCTTTGACCCGTAGGTTGCACATTAATAATAGAACCCTCTAATAATTTCAATAAAGCCTGCTGAACACCTTCACCTGAAACATCGCGGGTTATTGAAGGATTTGCTCCATTCTTACGTGCTTTTTTATCTATTTCATCAATATAAATAATTCCCCGAGTTGCTTTTTCTATATCCGAATTTGCATTAATCAGCAATGTTTGCAACATTGTTTCGATATCTTCGCCAACGTAGCCCGCCTCTGTCATAGAGGTAGCATCTACAATAGCAAATGGAACATTTAAAAATCGAGCTAATGTTTGACACAGAAGTGTATTATGCGTCACCACAAATCCATCTGTAATGTATAAATGATCAGGGTGATCGATCATTATACATTGTGTTTCTTGTATTCCAAGGTATTTTATTGTTTTAATTTTACATCTTAATGTTATAGGAATCGAACGAATAGCTCTTTCACTTTTCCTACCAAGCTTCATTAGTATTTCAGGATTAGAATGTCTAATACAACATTTGAACCACATTCTACATCTTTTTCGAATACCTTCTTTTGTTTTATAAAAAGATTTTTTAATCCTAATAGTACAAAGACCGCCTAACGATCTTATTAAATACTGAACATCTAAGGCTAATTGATGGTTACTCGTAGAATAAGAAACATCCCCACTTGCATAGCTATCTTCATATTTAGATTTTTGACATTTTCTTTTATTAACTTCTCCATCTATATCCATTAAACCCCTTAATAATTCTAAACGCTGCTCAACTGAGCTTTCTTTGTAAATTTCTGGTATAAATTTTTCATAGGAGTGTTTGTCATAAAGACCCAAGTCCCTTAATATCTCGATATAAACATTCGAGTTTTCTTTTTTTCCATGTGTTATATTGTAATCACAACTCCTTTTAAATTTTAAATAATAACCCTGTTCCAATTTAGAAATCAAATTATTAAGAATTTGATCCTCTATATTAGAAAAATTTACAACCCCCGTAAGATTACCATCGCCTAACAAAAGTCCTAATAAATAAGGATTCATAGGAAGATCTTTTAAACTATTTTGAATAAATTTACATAAAGGCACATACAATGGACTTTTTACTTTTTTCTTATATTCTATTATTTCCTTTAAAGACATAATTCGTTCAGAATTTTCAACTTTAATGTGCTCTTTATGATTATTTCGATGTTTTCGTGTCCAATTATAACTAAAAACTTTCCATAAATGATTCTCATCACAATCTGTAGTTCGACCATCTTCAAACGTTATACGATAAGTTGGCCTTAATCCTTGTGGAAATACTCCCCTAACTGATGCAGATTTTCCCTTAGGAGTTGATACCACATCACCTACTTTAATATCTCCCATCTTTATCCAACCATCAGGTGTTTTAATCTGTGAGTAAAGAGGTTGTGCTTTTCCACTACCCGTAGGTCCAATCAACATAATATTACTTTTTTGAATTTCAGTGGTAATATTACGGATTCTTTTATAATGATTATAAACAGCAACAGCTAAAGATTTTTTAACTTGTTCCTGGCCTATTACATAGTCATCTAAGAAATTTTTTATTTCAATAGGTTTGAACGAACAACTACCAATTTTCTTTTCAAGAGCTTCATTTTCTAAAAATTTAGTACCAAATGCAATACATTCATTACAAATAAATGCACCTGAACCTTCCAGTAATTTCCCAACCTCAGAAGTAGTCCGGCCACAAAAAGAACATTTATTTTCTTGATAATCTGAAGAAACCATATTTTGAACCTTTCATATGTTAAAGTTCCTATTTTTTAAGGTATACAAAAATAATTTCTTATTACGGATAATTCACCCGCTATCCTCCTCATTCTTATCTGCAACTACATGCTCAAAATATTGTTTTCTGTATTTGATTTTTGCAATTTCTTCTCGGCTCTCTCTACGTTCCTTATTGGCGGAATGTTTATTTTTTTTATCACATTTAATCTTTAAATGTTTTTTGCGTTCCAGTTTTTCGAAAAATTCAGGCACAGCTAATAACTCTCCTATGAATCACGTTGCTACTTTTGTAGTATTAAAAAGTACTTCGCATATTTGGTTATTAAAGTCTCCCAAATATGATCTATCGAAGCAGGTATATGTACACCATTTTTAACAATATAAGACTCTTTAGCTTTTAAGGCTAAATTCATTTTAAATATATTTGACTTTATATCCCAAAATTTTGAAAAATCATTGTAATCTAAACCTTCGATACCTGTAGTGCCTTTCTTTTTTAAAAAATGATAAAGTGTTTCATTAGATTCCCATTTGTAAATATTGGGGTTAAAACTTGAAAATCTTTCATCTTTAGGAGGGGCCCCTCTTAAACCCTCTATTAAATTCAACCAACCTTTTTTTTCATAGAACTTTAACTTAAAAATTTTTTCATTCAAAGTATCTTTCAAAAATTTAAAATACTCTTTTTTACTATTATAAGGTAATGAAAATGAAAAATAGGATTTTAAAGAATTGCAAAACGAATCATAGTCATCTATTACCATGAGACACCTTGGTTTGTAAAAAACTTTAAACATTTGAGCTAAAAAAGTAAAAGGTCGCATTACACCTATTTTAAAATTTTTACAATTTTGAACATCTCTTAAATAACGACATTTGATATAACAATTATTTTCAATTAAAAAATTTTGTTTGTTCCTTCCAAATAACCTTTTACAAGAAGCATTTTCAAGATTATTTTTGTTAATATAACATCGATAACTATCTTTTTTTCTAAAAATACCAAGTTCTAAATCTGTAATTTTTAAAAAATTAACTAATTTAGTATCAAAAGTAATTAGAAATGCATTTGGAAATAATTTCAATGCTGAATATATTGTATCTTTTTTATCATTTGTTTTCAATTTAATAATATTTGTATTGTTAAATTCAGAAAACTTATTATCTAAACAATTAAAATTCCAATCAGGTAAAAATTTTATCTTATGATTTTCAATATTTAAAAAAGATACCCCTTCTTCTTCATTGTCTGAAAAAATTTGAAATCTACTTAATTTTTTCTTTGAACTTTTAATATAAGGTTTTTCAAACAAACTCAATACATCTCTTACCCCTAAACTATATTCTAATAATAACACATTATCTAAAGATAATGTCTTCCTATTTTGTTCCAAAAATAACGTGTGCTGTTTATGTTGATCTAAAAATAAACTACTTCTTCCATATAAGAGACAATAAGACTCCTGATCTCTCTTGTTAGCTCGTAGATATAAAGTTTTATGGTTCAAAATTCCTTTCTTTATGAAAAACTAAACATTTTCAATGGGTTAACCACTAACCCTCTATTGAGTAGTTTTTCTTCAAAAAACTCATCTTGAAGAAAATCATTCCCAATTACTTTTCTTAAAATTCCTAATGCACCATTAACATCAGCATTTAATAGTTGACCGTAGCTACTACGAAACAAACCACGTTTAACTCTTTTTCCAAGGTATGTTTCATGGTGTTCCAACGTCTCATTGGCTAAATGATCAACTTTACTCGTGTAGGATTCTTCCGTTGTTAACACAACAATACCTACTTCTTCAGCTTTGTAAGTTATTTGGCTAATGAGTGTGTTAAATGGGATACTAACAAATTTTTGATTAGTAGCCTTACTTAGATTAACTCTTTGTTTCCAACCATCGTTTTTTCCAATAACAATCGTTCCAATGTTATGTTGAAGACAATAATTAATAATGAATCTTGATGTATGGTGCATGTAGTTTTGAACACGCATGTTCCTTTTGTGAGTAAGTCGAAGTATACGTTTCGAACTTCCCTTTCCACCTACATAACTTTGATACACTGCCTTTATCTTGTTATAATATTGATTAATGGACTTCAAAATCTTACCTTTAATGAGAATAGGAAGTTGTCCTGACTCATTTAACAAGTGGTCAAAATGGTCTTTGACCATTGAGACCCCCACACAAGTTGCAAGATTATTAATGCCTAAATCAATACCAAGGTATAGTTCACTTTTTAAGTTTTCATCTATTTCAATCTCCTTTTTATAAACAACCTCAACCACATAACATGTATGCTGGGGTATAATTCTAACAAGTTGTAAGTTGTTAGTAATTTTAGTTTTTAATGGCTGAATGCCACTTCTCTTTGGAAAATGTATGAAACCATTCTTAATCTTACACTGAACATAAGTGAATACCACAATGTTTTTACCATTTTCCTCTTTGTAATGTGGAATTCTTGGTTTGCCAGTAAATTTCTTAGGGTGTTTAGAATACTCAATACTTGCTCTAACAAAACTTTTCCAATTTTTCTCTAAAAGCAGGAGTATCTGTTGAGCACTATTATGAGGTAAAGCTCTAAAACTTTCTTCTTTCTTCATTAAATGATACAAATCATTGTAGCTTATATACTTTCCCGTGTTAAAGTAAACATTTCGCATGTAAAAATTAGCACGGTTGTAGAGATTTTTAGATAAAAAACATAATCTGTCAAAAGTTTTAGACTCTAAAAATATATGACGTTCACATCTTGTTAAAATGGTATTCACCTCCTTTCACGAAGAAGCCCATATTGCCATAGGCAACGTGAGTGATTCACTATCACGCAAACTTTTGCAGTCCTTTTTTTATCTTCAATTTAGCGGCGATATCTAACTTTTGTAAGGCTTTTTTAAATGTAGGATTTGTAGCTAACTTAGAAAGATCTTGAACCATGTTGAAATCTTTCATAAATAATAGTACAGATACTGCCGCTAATTTTTTATTAGCGAAATAACCCTCATGAAGATCTTCACCTGAAGCCTCATGTGCCACTTTCCACAATCCATTCTTTTCATATAAAAATATACCGGGTAAATCTAACAACTTATAGACATTAATGAGTACTTTATGTCCACCTAACTCAATTTTTGCATTGTCCTTTTTAAGACGAATATCAGGCATTACAGCTCCTTAATGATTTCTTTTTCTTCATAAGTTAAATCACCATTTAATATCTTTTCTTCAGTGATCTTTTTGATAACTAATTTATTATCCCTAACACTGACAACCTTACAAGTAAAAACGATATCTTTACCCTTTATGGTGAAAATTTCACCGATGTTCCACTCTTTTACATTTGAAACTCGAATTTGCATTCGATCTCTCGCTAAAGTGTGCATAAATTCTACAGTACTTTCTATACCATCCTTTACAACTTTCAATAATTTCTTTTCAAAAGGAAAATATACAATACCTGTTTTTTTATTATATAAAGGTTTTAATTGTTCCACTTTTTATATCCCTTTCATTTAAATAAGACGTGTCCAAATTTTTCCTATTTCTATCATTAGAATTGTTGATTCACTAACATCAAATTTTTCACTTATTTCTTTTTTTGTCAACTTATTTTCTTGCAATAATCTTTTAATTTCCTCAATTTCTTCTTTACTAATTGTCCTCCAAATTTTATCCATCACTAATATTTTTCACCTCTCACAGTATTGAATTTTAAATCCAAATAGCTCCAAAAGTTATACTAACGAAAAACACTTCAACTTTCAGTTTGAATACTTCGAATAATTTTTTCAACTAAAGAAACTCCCACAGTTTGTTCATTAGGATTAAGCCCTTGCAAAGCTAAATAAGAAGTTAACCCTTTTAAGGAATCAAAATCTTGTTCATATTCTTCAATTTCTTCAAATGTAGTAAAATCTTGAGTTGACACTACTACATTAGGTGGCAAATCTCTATTTAAATGTGATTCATTAGTTAATAATTTGACATATCCGTCAGAAGGAATCGTTTCCCCTTCTTTAATGATATATAAAGGTTTTACATTTTTAAGACGTACAAATTTAGGATTTTCAGGATTATTGGTATCAACTATTAACACTCCTTTTGGCTGTTTGTCATGAAATTGGTGTTGTATTGGTGAACCGCACTGAAATGCATTTCGTAATCTCAATCTTTGCATCTTATGTATATGTCCAAACGCATAATATGTTATATTTGGAATTTGTTTCATCTCCCAACCAGTTCGTGCAGTCCAGCCCTTATCATCAGATACTCCAATAGTGGTATCATGTATCATTGCAACAATCCACTTATATTGTTCTTTTATTTGTGAAACCATCTCTTCAAGAGTTGCCTCCTTAAATAAAGGCATTACTAAAAACGCGCCATCTTCGTAGGGGATTACTTTATTTTGTAATTCCACAATAATCGTATTTTTAAATTTATGTTTATCAAAAAGTATCTTTAAATAATGAATGGAAGTACCACTTATATCAATAGTATCATGATTTCCTTCAAAAATAATAGTAGTAAAGTATTTATCATATCTTAAAAGTTTTTCAAGAACCATATCGCGGCACTCACGATTAGGTTCTCGTTTATGAAATAAATCACCACACACTAATATTACTTTAATATTACGTTTTTTTGCAATGGCATAGATATTATCTATCATTGTAGCTTGTCGCGATAAATAATCATTAGGTAAAAACTTCCAAGATTCTCCAATATGCCAATCTGAAGTATGTAAAAAAACCACGTTAATTTCCTCTCTCTGTTAAACTTACCAATTAATTATTTTTCATTTTTATGAACTTCTATGATAGCGGGTAATACATTGGGATCTTTCACCCATTCACAATACTCGGTCCAGGTCATTCCAAGAAAATTATGTAAAGTAATTGATCCCTTTAAGGATCCATGCCAACGTGCTACAAAATCATTAATTTCACACATTTGCACTTCACCTAACACACATCTTTCAACAAAAGTTTTCTCCTCTTGACTTTGTTCCACTTCATCGTTTCGTTTTACTTGCCCAATGTGAAAAACATCCTGATTTAAAAAGAATCTCATACTCGATTGTTTACCTAATTTAAAATGGTGCATTTTAAGTTTATTTGTAGAATTAGAACAATAGATCACCTCAGGTTTTATTTTACAGATACAGCTTAAATAATCACAATAGATACCAAGATCAAGTTTTTCATCTAAAAGTTTTGAACGTCGAACCCACATCAATCCTCGAAACAATTCCGAAAGATCCTCAGTATCAATTTTACTCTCTTCTTTATGATTTTCAAAAATAACTAAAGGAATTGCTATTGGATCTTCATATCTTTCGGATTCAACAAGCCAATAAGTATTTTGCCAATCCATACCATCGATCCAGACTTCAGTATAATATTTATCTATTGTAGGTGTTCCTAAATATAAACCCGCAGGATATGGCCAATTTTCGGAAGGTATATTAAAATCTTTTCTCCCCTTTTCAATAACGCCAACTGCATTTAATAGATAAGTAGGTGCTAACATCACTGTATTATAAGGTATTCCCATGATTCAATTCCTTTCTTTCAATATGTAATCCATAAATTATTTGATACTTTTTCAATTTCTTTATAAAGATTTACAAGCTCTTCTTCAGAAAAACTTGGGATATTTAACTTTTTTGTTATTCTACTTGCTTGATGTTGAACAATCACAGGAAATTTAGATTTAAATTTATGATCATAAATTTGACAATACGAGATTGGTAATTTATATAATTTAATTGTTTTATTTTGAGCAATCATACTTTGTAGTATTCTTTGCTCGAATAAAACTTTATTTATTTTATTAGCTTCAATCCAATTCTCTATAAGATACCTCACTTTATCACAGTTGTTCAAATAAAGAGTACCACTCCATAAATGATTAATATGACTATAGAAAGCTGCAATATCGATATTATTAAGATTTTCAAAAAGTTGGGGATATTGAACAACTTCACCATCAGCATCTATAAACACAACTGGTGCTTTAACTCGAGTTAGAGCACGCAGTATAAACGTTGCTTTATAATCAGTTGCATCTTTCCAACTACCCAAAGAGGGTATACCTTCAATATAATAGTCAAGTTCAAATTTTTCTAAACTTGCTATTAAGCGCTTAATCTGCTCCGCGTAAATAGTATCTTCTGTGTAGTAAGAAATAACTACAAAATTCTTACCCTTCCTTTTAAAAAGGATGTTCATAATTCGAACGTTTCCTTTCTTTATGAACCATTTAACTCCTTCTCACGAAGAAGCCTGTAGTTGTCCAATGGACAAAGACCATTGGACAACTATGGGTGATTCACTTCATCCAGCCAACTTTTTCATAGTTATTAATAAATTGAGTTTTTTCACTACCAAATTTCTTAGCGATTCTAAGCATATTCAATTGAAAATTTTCTTCTGTAAACATTAAATCATCATAATAGATGGTCATTATATTAGAAAAATAATC